ACCGCCGTATCTATACTTAACCTCAACGATAAACAATACCTCATTGACGAAAAAAACCATGTTTACGACTTCCACACCCACCAACCCATCGGTACCTTCAATCCTATTAATCTTACTATCTCTTGAAGGGAACCTACGGTTCCCCTCAGACCCCTCCCTTAATATAATGTCATTATTGTAATCAATCGGAATCTTGCTCTTGACGTTGTCTTCTCTTAAAAAATCATAAAAAACTAAATTTTGTATACATTGTTTTTTTTTGTTGTAAAAAATTGATTCTGTTTTTATCTATCATAAATTATAGAAACAACACAGCTATTTAAGATGGTAAAGAACACAACTGGTGGAACCGGTGCAAAGAGCCTTGCTAGAAAACATCAATCTTCATCCAACCAAAGACTACGTCTCCCCGAATGTGAGTTAGAACAATTCGCTTGCGTTACAAAAATGCTAGGAAACGGAATGTGTGAGATTTACACAAATAGCAATGTGCGTCTGATTGGCCACATTCGTAATGCATTTCGTGGTAAAAACAAGCGAAACAATATGATTACTCCACAATCCATTGTTTTAGTTGGACTTCATGAGTGGGAGAAGATTCCAAAAAATTGCAATATTATGGTTATCTATGACCAAAATCAAATAGAACAACTTAAAAGTATTCCAAGTGTAAAAATAGATCATGTTTTGAATCTACAATTATCAGCGACAACGTTCCAGTCAAGCAAAAAGACGCAGAGAGACTTTGATTTTGTAGAAGAGAAGGAGCCAGAAATTGCTCCACAGAACGTTCCAGCACATCCAATTGATTTTGAAATGACTACTGAAAACGAGGTTAACATTGATGATATCTAAATAAAAAAACCACAAATAATTCACATCTTTGTTTAATAACATAAAAAGTAATTAATAATAAAAATATATGTCTATTTTTTACGTTTGTATAACAACAATAAGAGGATACGAAGCAGCATTAAACAATATATTGGAGTCAATTCCTAATGAATGGAAAGACAAAACTATTATTGTTTATCAAAACGAATCAAATGAACGAATTACTGTTTTTGAAGACGGTCGTATTGAGGTTTATATTAAAAACAATTTGCACGATTATGGTAACTGGATAGGAGTTTATAAGCTTATAGATAGGTCTATAGTACCAAAAAATTCATGTTTTTTGTTTGTTCATGACACTTGTAAATTTGGACCAAAAACGCATCAGTTATCTCAACATATTTCCAATATATTTATGAATGAATCCGATTATGATATATTCTGGTTATGCAATAACGGGCAATGCAATATATCTTTGTTAAAAGAATCAGCGATACGTTATGGTTATAACTTTTATAAGGATATATTTTCAATAACAAAAATGCAAACAGTAGATTGGGAATGGGATTATAATAATCCATATTGTCCAAAAACTTTTAATTTAAAACATTATTATATGCGTATTTCTACAGAAAAAATGGGCATAAAAAAAATATATAGTGACGTGGAAAGAACTGTTTTATATTATCCAAGCATTGATATGGAAAAATATTACGTAGATATTAAAAAAGAAACCGACCATCCAAAATCGCCATGATCTGGCATAAAAAATTGAAAACTTTTTCCAAAATTTGGGGGAACGTAAATAACAATCACCAATACCCTTACTAAAATGTCTTCTTGCTCTGGCTGCTTCCCAATTTACCAGGCCAACCAAACGGCGCACATGGAGAGTGGAGGTTGCCTGTATGTGGACGAAGATGTCTTTTGCCAACCCGTCAACCTTCTTTCTCAGTTTGAGTCTTCCAACGTGGACGCTAGCGCTGCGTACGCTCCTGCTGTGGACAATGAATCCGCTTCCGCTTCTGGTAGCGAAGTCTCTTGTTTTGATTCCGTCGGAACTGGAACTGAGTGCTGCATCTGCTACGAGATTATTGGCAAGAAGAACAACTGCGTCACAGATTGCGGTCACGTATTCTGCTTCAAATGTCTGGCAACAGCGATGGCGCACAACAACAGTTGCCCTTGCTGCCGAGCTCCGCTGACAGACATGCCCGATGACGAGGATGATGACAGTGATTACGAAGAAGATGAGGAGGAAGACAGTGATGATGACGATGATGAGATTCACGTCAACAAGGAGTACGACGGCGACGTGGAGGACATGGTTACACGCATGGAAGCCAAGGGTGTTACCATGCTAGACATTGTCTCCTTGCTGTTCAGCAAGTTTAGCAAGAAGGATGAAAAGTACACAAAGGAGTATGTGAGAGCTCTCTGTGACACGATTAACCAAATCAGTGAGGAAACGGAGAACGAGAGCAAGGAGCGAGAAGTTATGGGAGGTGAGGACGCACCGATACTGTCTAGATTGGGTGGACCAGTCGTAGAATTTGTGGCATAAAAAATTGATTAGACTAGTTTTGTTTCTGTAATCTGTAACTTTTTTCATAACAATGTCTGATATTGCTATTATTGCCAATGTTGACCCCGTCCAGATTCATCTGGATGAGGAGTTTACACTATTAATCAAACCCGCACAAAAGGGACTATTTGTTCTTTGTGTAATTGACAAATCAGGAAAATACGTTACGATTCCTGACGGATTTGCAGCATACGAAATTTATACCCAACGATATTTGGATGTTAGTGAAGATGATAAATATTACACAGGCTCTCTATTTAATGTTTACGAATTTTATTATAAAAATGAAAGGGTTTTGGACAACATAGAAGGATACACAATGGAAGATTATTGTGGATTTCCATACACTTCAACCAAGTACTACCAAAATTTCTACACTGCTCTTGTGAAAGGAAGCATGACCAAGGACACAAATACGATTCAAGTATCGTCTACTATGGACCTAGACGTAGGGATTACTGTGTTTGGAACTGGAATTCCAGAATTCACCACAATTACGCGCGTAAATGATGAAACAAACACAATTGAAATCAACAACCGTGCTCTTGAATCCTGTTCCAATGTTACGATTACTGTAAGGTAAAAACAGTAAAAATACAATATAAACAAATTATAATTATAATTATAATATATAGACAATGCGATTTTTATTGTTTTTTTTATTTGCAGTACTTGCAAGAAGCTCTTTAATTGAGCGGTTTGAGAACTGGGTCCAGGACTTTAAAGTTAAGTTTGATGATTACAAAACATACGATGGCGTTTTTAAGAAGTGGGTTGAAAATCACAAATTTATTGAGGAGGTAAACTCCAAGAATCTTACTTACAAATTGGGACATAACCAATTTTCTGGCATGGATTCTTCCGATTTTAGCCAGTATTTAGGAATATCAAGGATTTTGTATCAAGATTACAAACAATTATTTCATATAAACAAGCCAATAGACATATTTGGAAAGGTCCCTGAATCTGTTAACTGGGTAAAAAAGGGCGGAGTTACTCCAGTTAAAGACCAAGGTCAGTGTGGCTCATGTTGGTCGTTCTCCACAACTGGTGCAGTTGAAGGAGCCTACTATGTAAAGACAGGTTCATTAGAAAGCTTCTCAGAACAACAGTTAGTTGATTGCGATAATTATCTTAACGGTGGAAAGGACTTGGGATGCAAGGGAGGTCTTATGGATAATGCTTTTACATGGATATCAATGAACAAAGGATTATGTACAGAAAAAGATTATCCTTATGTTTCTGGAACTACAAAGAAATCAGAGACATGCCAAAAATCTTGCTCCAACGTTAAGAAGAGCAATGTAATTGGTTTTGTTGACGTTGTCACAAAGTCCGACGACGAGATGATGAAAGCATTATCATTACAACCAGTGTCTATAGCAATAGAAGCAGATAAAAAAGAATTTCAACTCTATAAATCTGGTGTATTTAGTGGTAAATGTGGAACCGAATTAGACCATGGCGTTTTAGTGGTTGGATATGGTATTTTAGATGGCTCAGATTACTACTTGGTTAAAAACTCATGGAGCACTAGCTGGGGAGATGGTGGATATATTATGTTGGGCAGAGGAACCCAATACAACAGCGGCGATGGTCAATGTGGTATGTTATTACAAGCTAGTTATCCATTAATGTAAAATATATAAAAATTAAGTGGGCTAATATAGAAATGCGAAAGAATCTTGTTCTATTGTTGATTGCGCATAAAACAACACAGTTTGTATTTTACAAAAACAAATATAACAACCGTGATAAATAATAGATGAATAATATATAAATGTATATCATTTCTGGTCCAAGTGCGCATTTAATAGCCGTTTCATTTTGTGTATACATAGTTGTCAATATATTTGAAAACTTAATACACTATAATATAGGAAAATTTAGTGACAAAGTTACCCATTTTGATATGCCAACTCAAAAAGATTGGATAAAAATTATAATAGTGATGTGTGTTTTTGCTCTTTTACAAGGCGTTTTAACGTTTTGGTTTCAAAAAAAACAAAAACTAATATAAACCATAGTTTGCATTATATTAGTTGCACTCGGATTTTCCGATTAACTTTATCTTCATCTTCAAACAAATACATTTTACACTTACATGTTGTGTAATTAGGTATGTCACAATGTGTGTTAATTCGGGACAGTAGCTTCAGTTTCTCCAGATATATCATGTAATTAACTGACCCATCGTTCTTAACAATTCTATCAAAGACAATCCCCTCATGTTCAACTTCCATAAGCTCTGGATGATTAAATACTCTAGTTAGCAGTTCACATTCTGTCTGAATTTTGCGGATTGACCGCATAGAAGTATTGACATAGTCCAGTTTCTGCATCCAATCTTCCAAGAATTTTTGTGCATCTAGACTAAGTGATTTTATTAGCCCCTTGTGTTGCAAAATAATAATTTGATTCAATAAGTCAACCAGCCTCCGTATAGGACTTGTAATATGTATATAGACTTTAGAATCGCATTTGAAATTCTTAGTATTAATCAGCTCATGCTCTAGCGAAACGTCTTCCATAAAAGGAATGTATTGACCAATTGTATTATTCCAACTGCGAATAACCCGAACAGTTTCGTCATTGAGACCATTTGAATCAACTCTTAAATTAGAATTAATATACGCAGCTGACCTGAATATACCCATCTTATTATTTGACATATAAGAACCAGTGAACATATTCATTTGAACCATCCAATGTGCAACAATATCATGACTGTTTTTTACAGCATTATCCATTAAGTATGACAAATCAAATAGCTTTCTATAAGCAACATCATTGTTTAACATCTTAGGGTCTTCGTATACATAATTTTTTTTTACACAAATTAGTGAATTTGCGTATTTAATAGGAATATCCGGAACAATATTTCCGAACTTGTCCACTACAATATCCATTACTAGAGCAAATCTGGGTTGACCCTCTTGTAAACTACATAGTGCATCAGATAGAACTGTTGGTAGCATAGGTCTCCGTCTATCTGGTAGATATATTGTTGAAACCCGTTGACTAAATGAGTTCCATAGTCCTAGTATTTCTAGCCATAGGAACACATTGGCAATGTAAATGGAAATCCGATAATTCTCACCAATTTGTTCTATTCCAAACCCATCGTCATAGTCAAGACTATTATTTGGGTCAATAGTAAATATGTAATTATGCCGTCGGTCTTCAATGATAAAATTGGGGTTTTGAAATATCTGCTGAACGAATTCGTCATGTGTCTTTTTATTGAGAGCACTTCGTGTTTTATTCGTAAACTCAGTTATAGAAATATGCAAACTTTTTGAATAAAGTTGATACTCATAGAAGTGTTCTAGAACATCCACATCACCAATTGTTTCACTAATTAATCCATGTGGATGTTTGTCTGTCCAGTTATCAAACTTAAACACAATATATTTGTTTTTCTGCACTTTAGAGAAGCCTAGTTTTACCTCATAAGGGACTAAAAATGCGGGTAAATAAGTATCGTCTGGAATACACTTATACAAGAGACGCTTCTTGTTTTCAGTTCTTCCAAATGTCTTATTGTTTTCCAGTACGAGTATTCCAGCAATAGCTTGACAGTTCCTTACGTAAGAATGTATTTTCTTAATGTCTTGTTGTCCATTGACTTCCGTTATTTCAAAGACATCTCTGCTGAATATCTTTTGGTCAGCTGGTTGAATGGTTTTAAGCAATGGGTAATCCTCTATATTTACGTCAGAATTGTTTTCATTATGAGCAAACGTCCAGTCCAGGTACGTCCTATCACGAACGTATATTTTAAATTTTTTAGAGGTCATTCTTTGTATAATTGGATTTGCTTATTATGTTACAGAATATGTTTATAAATCAATTTTTCAATAGTTATTAAAGGGTTTAAACATATAATGTATTCAAATATAACAATGGGAGGATTTTATAGTATGTTATCAGATTGCTTTAAAAAAGGAGAACTTGAACAACCTATTTTAACTATAGACGGTATATATGATGATACCAATCGTCTAACTAGACTTTCTGATGTAATAAGTAATAAGCGTGTCCATTGGAGCAATTATGATTCAAAGTCGGAACAAGAATATTTCAGAATGGTGAATGAAACTACCAAATTAAGAAAAAAATACAAGGGTTAATTCTATAAGAGAGATAAAATTATTATAAAACCAATTAGAAACTTTATCATATACTATCTTAGCATGCCGCCCAAATTTTTCAAGAAGACATACAAAAAAGCATCTGATAAGACATCTCCTCACTTATCTAGCGCAACCTATCTCATTATTGTAGAATCGCCAAGTAAATGCACAAAAATAGAAAGCTATCTAGGTCCAGATTATTGTTGTATTGCATCCAAGGGTCATATCCGTTCCATAGATGGAATAAAATCAATAGATATGAAAAAAACATATGAACCCACTTTTTCAATTATAGATGAAAAAAAGGCACACGTAGAACAGATGAAAACAGTAGTTTCAAATTTCTCAAAACAAAATATTATATTGGCGTCGGATGATGATAGAGAAGGTGAAGCTATCGCATGGCATATCTGTAAAATATTTGATTTACCAATTGAAACAACCAAACGCATTATCTTTCACGAAGTTACAAAACCAGCTATTCAAAAATCTATTGAGAATCCTACAACAGTCAATATGGACTTAGTCCATGCGCAACATGCCCGTCAAGTATTAGACATCATAGTAGGTTACAAAATATCGCCCTTTCTTTGGAAGTATCTATATAATAATAAATCCAATTCATTAAGTGCAGGGAGATGTCAAACACCAGCACTTCGTTTAGTATACGATAATGAAAAAGAAAAAAACAGTGGTGGTGGAATTGAAACCAAATATAAGACTATAGGGACATTTTTACAGAAACGTATACCTTTTGAATTAAATCATGAATATGACACACCAGAAGAAGTTTCTAGTTTCTTAGAGAAATCAAAGACATTTCAACATAGGTTGTCTTTGGGTTCTCCAAAAGATGCAACTAAGTCCGCACCAAAACCATTTCATACATCACGGCTTCTTCAGGTTGCTAGCAATGTTCTTCACATATCACCCAAAGAAACTATGAACTTATGCCAGATGTTATACCAAGCTGGATATATTACTTATATGAGAACAGAAAGTTCTCAATATTCAAAGACATTTTTAGAGCAGGCTAATAAATACATTATGGGTGAATGGTCGTCTACCAAATATCTGGCCGATTTCGCAAAACTAGAAAACAAAGACGCATCTAATCCACATGAAGCTATCCGCGTTACGCATTTAGAAACCAAAACAATTACAAATAAAGATGACCTAAGATTGGCTTCTATGTATCGTCTTATTTGGAGAAATACTTTAGAAAGCTGCATGGCCGACGCAAAATACAATACAATAAAGGCAACAATATCCGCACCAGAAGAACGCCAATATCAATACACTATTGAAATCCCAGTATTTTTAGGATGGAAAGTGGTAAGTGATAAATCAGATAATGATAATCCAAACGAGGGCTCAGGATTACATCTATATATGCAATCTATTGTAAAGACAGATAAACCAGTTCCATATTTGTCCATAGATAGCACCGTTGTAGTTAGAAACAAACACCAACATTATACAGAAGCCAGTTTAATTCATACTTTAGAAGAATTAGGAATAGGCCGGCCTTCTACTTTTGCAAGTATTGTGGATACAATTATTGACCGTGGATATGTGAAAAAGACAAATCTAGAAGGCACGGTTACCAAATGCACAGAATTCAAACTTGTTGACAAAGTTATTGAAAAAACAGAGAAAGAGAAAACATTTGGTAATGAGAAAAACAAATTGGTTATTCAACCTACTGGTATTCTCACAGTGGAGTTTCTTATTCAGAATTTTGAGAAGCTGTTTTCGTATGAATACACAAAAATAATGGAAAATCAATTAGATTTAGTATCTTCAGGAAAGGAGAAAGAATGGTCAACTATATGTGGGAATTGTGATAATGAAATTAAACAACTGGCTAAAACAGTTAAAAATGTAGCGAAACAGACCTATGTATTGGATGAAACGCACGAACTAGTGTTTCAAGCATACGGACCATCCATTAAACATACATTGACTGACGGAAGTGTAGAATATTTGCCAGCAAAGAAAGATATGAAGATAGATTTAGAAAAACTCAAAGAGGGTAATTATTCATTAGACGACATTATAGAAATTAAGAATGGTTGTTTAGGTACTTACGAAGACCAAGAAATCTTTATTAAAAACGGCAGATATGGCCCTTACGTAGAATGGGGAACGAATAGAGAAAGTATTAAGGAAATACAGAAACCATTGAACGAAATAACGTTATCAGATATTGAATCCTACTTGTCAAATAAAACTAGTAAAACCGAAAAGAACGTATTGCGAGTATTAAATGAAGATCTTAGTGTGAGAAAGGGTAAATTTGGGGCATATGTTTATTATAAACGCAAGGATATGGCAAAGCCCGACTTTCTCAATATTAAGAAATTCAATGAGGGGTTTTTAACATGTGAGCCAGAAACGTTGATAAGTTGGTTACAGACTACTTATAATATAGTATAATATTAATATATAATGGCAAAGACTAGTGCTGTATTTTTAAATTATTTTGCATTCGCTATTCTTTTTGTTGTTGGATTTATAATAGTTTACATTAAAAACACAGAGATAATAGGGTTCTATCATTTATTTATAGTAAACATTGCGTGTACTCTCTATACTATATCTTATTTTACTAGTGTGGAGGGAATGGATCTGGTGCCATATGCAATAGGGTTTTCATTAATTATAAGTGGAATATTTCATACCGTGTGTTTAATATTTATTGTCATGATGATTAGTAATTTAAAAGTGAAATATTCGGATACTTATGGAACACCAATAAATCTTCCACTTATTTACAAAGAACACCTAGAAATGTTTAAAAGATTGATGATATCTACATTTTCAGTTTGTGGTGTATTATTAATAATATATGGCACTCAATACGATCCCCCCAATGGCATTAACATAAATTTTACACAAGAGATGAAATCAATAGGAAATATTATGTACAAACCCTATCCTTTTGCCGTATTGATTATTACATGCGCTCCACTAATTATGTCGTCAATAAATGTTTCTATTGCGAATAATTTTTCAGCAATAACCAGACAGGATTTAATGCGTTAACTTCATACAAGATGTTGTGTGTAATAAAACAAAAAGCAAATACGTTTAAAAACAAACATATTTGTTCTCTATACTAAGTAACTATGAAGTACTACGAATCTCATTATGAAGAATACATATCGTCTATAGAAAAATATAATTTACACCCCGAATTATTGCCGATTTATGATTTACTTCCCAAAAAAATAAACCAACTAGAAAATTTAATAATATATGGTCCACCAGGGGTAGGTAAGTATTCTCAAATTCTTTACTTATTAAAACAATACAGTCCAAGCGAATTGAAATATGATAAAAAAATAACAATTACTACTGACAAACAGGAGTATATTTATAGGATAAGCGACATACATTATGAAATAGATATGTCTCAGTTAGGATGCAATTCAAAGTTACTATGGCATGAAATATTCTTTCAAATAGTAGATATTATTTCTGTAAAACAAGAGAAGATTGGTATCATACTATGTAAGAATTTTCATCTTATTCACACAGAATTATTAGAAATTTTCTATAGTTATATGCAACAGTATAATCATTCGCAATCTAATATCAAAATAAGATTTTTTATTATGACAGAACATTTGAGTTTCTTACCTACCGCAATGTTAAATGCCTGCCAATTATTAAGAGTAAATCGTCCTTCGGGTCAAAAGTATATTGAATTATCAAATTATATAACGAATGACCGGTCTAAACCGTTTCTCCAATACATTGCTGATTGTAAGCATAAAAAACCCCAAATAAATAAAAAATCACAAGACATAATTAACAATATTGATGTAGAATCTTTGATGAACTTAAAGGAAATAAGATCATTTCAATTAATTACTTCACCTGATGAAATACCAAAAGATGTGTTTAATATTATCTGTGACAACATAATTTCTGAGATAATGAATCCAAAAAAGATCACTTTCACATCGTTGCGCGACACTCTTTATGACATATTAACGTACAATCTTGATGTCAATGAATGCTTGTGGTATATTTTAAAATATTTTATAGAAAATAAATGTTTATCAGAAGAGAACATTTCTGAGATATTAATTCGCACATATTCTTTCTTGAAATATTATAACAATAATTATCGTCCGATATACCATTTAGAGAGTATAATATTCTATATAATAAATAAAATACATAATTTAAATGAACTATACGAAAGCATGTGAAAATTTGAATATCAATGTATCTGAAGAGATAACTACAGAAATATTAAAACGCCAATATAGATCATTGGCTCTCAAATATCATCCAGACAAAAATCCAGAGAAGGATACTGTATCCAAGTTTCAAGAAATACAGGAATCTTATGAATTTTTAATGAAATACAAAGATTTTATGGATACTGATTCATCAGATGAATATTATGATGATGAACGAGACATATCGGAAAATAAAGGAAATTATAAAACTATATTATTGTCCTTTCTCAAAAACATATTAATACCTGATAATAGAAATAAGTTGTTTTATACTATTTTGAAACAAGTAGCAAGCACATGCGAATCAAATGCTCTAGAAATATTGAGCAAGGTTGAGAAACAGAATTTAATAAAAATATATGATATTATAGAGAGATATAGAGAGGTACTTCATTTCACAGAGGATTTCGTTATTAAGATAAAGGAAATCATAAATGAAAAGATAAAGGACGATGAGTGTATAATTTTAAATCCTACTGTAGATGACCTGTTTGAGAATAATGTTTATAAACTCAAGGTAAATGGTTTTACATTCGTTGTTCCTCTTTGGCACAATGAACTAGTTTACGATAATTCAGGGAATGATGTTTATGTTAAATGTGTCCCGATTTTGCCAGAAAACATAGAGATAGATGATAAAAACAATATTCATTTCATCTATGAATCAAACCTTCAAGAAATATGGACTCAAGAATATTTAACAATTAATGTAGGAACTGTGCGGTTTTATATAAAACGAGACACTCTAAAAATTAAAGATGAACAAGTAGTTATATTTTCAAAGCAAGGTATTTCTCGGATAAATACAAAAAATATATACGACGTTACAAATAAGGGTGACGTAATTGTAACAGTTAAGATAAAATTAGTATAACTAATATATAAATAATATTAGTTATATATAAATGAATTTTACAACGTTAATTATTTTTCTATATTTTAGTTATACCAAAGCGTTATTTATTCGGTATCCTTTTGGTCCTAAGTTTTCAATAAAGGACGAAGAAGTTAATAAAAGAATAGAATACGTTTTACCTCCTAACGAGCAAGATATTATCAATAAAATCAATGGACTATACGCATTAATCGGACCAGATATAAATATGAAAGAAGTATCTACTCTATTTGACCTATTTATTGGAGATGGAATTATACAAAGCGTATTTTTCAATAAAGGAGAACTTACGTTTGTAAAACATTATGTGCGAACTGAAAAGTTATTATATGAAGAAGAAAATGGAATAATACCTAAGAATGCGTTATTTCAATTATTATTTGTCTTATTGAATAAGCTTGGACTATTTCCAAACACATTAGGCTTAGCGAATACTGCAATATTAAATATTAAAAATAAAGCGTATGCTCTTTATGAACGAGATTCACCTTATTTGTTAGATATAGATTTTGTGAATTCTCAAATATCAACCGTTAAAAAAATAGATATTTGTAATATGAACTATTTTTCAGCTCATTCAAAATATGACGATACAATAGAGACAATTGAATACAATATGTTATTTAATAATGTAAGATATCATGAACTAACGCAACATTTTGGAACAATCAGAAATAAGGTTATCAAAATGGATTACCTACCTGTTGTTCACGATTTCCTGAAAACAGAGGATAAAATTATTATTATAGATTCGCCATTGGTTATTGATTTCTCAAATTTGTTTAGCAAATCTATGCCTGTTATACTGGATAACAATAAGAAAACAATTATTAATGTACTTAACAAATCAAACATGACTATAGATAAATATTATGTGGATGAAGGATTTTACATATTTCATTACGCGGATTATAGAGAAACAGATGAATACATTGAGATATACGCATCTATTTACAATAACCTTGATTTCTCAGAGTTAAATATTGTTGGTAAATATAGAAAATTAGTAGTGAATAAAGAAACCAAGAAGGTAACTATTGAAAAAAATCCTGAATTAGAGAAATTGGATCTAGAATTTCCAATTAAATATGATGATAAGATTATTTTGCGAAATATTAATAATAAACGCATAACTGGGTTTGTGGTATGTAAAGGATTAGAAATAATAAAAAATATTGAGTTTGGTAATAGGTTTGTATTGGGAGAGCCAGCTATCACCTATATAGACAATGAACCTTATTTAATTGCGTTTGTGGTTGATAATGAAAAATCCAATAGAGGATTTTTAATTATTATTAATATGAAGACATACGAAACAATTGAAATACCATTAAACGAAACTATGAATATTGGATTTCATTCTACCTTTATTTCTAATCAGTAAACAAATAATGCGGTGATATACGTATTCTTGCATCATTCTTTTCAATAGCGCTCATATGAAAATAACGATGTTCACAATCAGTAACTGGATTTACTATTTTATGATAAGATTTATATATGGTAAATGGCACACCCAATGCTTTTTCGTTTCTCTCAATATCCTGTTTTGAAATCAAATCAAAATTGCTATGAATCTGCCAATCATAATAACACCCTGCGAATTTATCTTTTTTATAAATTGCGAAACCATTAAATGCTGAGGTACATTCTAATAAATCAGTGGGTTTTAATTTTGATAGCTTCTCTACAATGTATTGTTTCATTTTATTTATAATATCAAATCCACCGGGGAAATGCCAACAACTCAACAAATATTGGTCTATGGATAACCCCCATATATCATAATAATTTGGTCTATTAAAAGATAAAGAATCCCAATCAATATCATTATCTATGCTTGTTTTAAGTGTGCCAATGTTCATATTTCCTGAGCAAACATCATCAAGGTCCATCATAATAAAATATTTGAAATCTCTATTATTTTCACTATAGATATATTTGATTATTTCATTTCTCGCATTTGATATTCTTTTGCTGCGCATTGTATAATCTTTAATATAGTTGTTTTCAGTAACACAAATTAATTCCATTTTGTATTTGCTATGTTTTGTTTTAAGTAAATCTAAACTATTATCTTCGCATATATCGTGCGCAATTAATAATTTATAATCCGAAAATAGGGGTATTATTTTATCAATATTCGCAAACACTTTCTCCAAATAATTACCACAATTCTTTACGCAACCGCATATATAAACGCAATTTGGTGGTTTTGTTATTATTGGTTCTTCAGAAATAGTAATGTTTATTGTGTCGTTGTTTCCGGTTTCTTTCTTAACATTATCTTCAAACTGGTTATTATAAATACGTTTTAATTCATTTTCATAGCTGTTCATGAAAGGTTTGGGTTCCATTAGACGCATGAAATTACCGAGTATTGTTTTTTTATATTCGTCTATTTTTTTGGGGTTGTTTACCAAGTCAACTACAATGTTTAAATACTCTTCTTTTGAATTTGCAACTAATTCAGGAAACCCACAGTTTATTAATAGAGAGCTAGACACATTATTTACATGGTAATCAGGGTTATAAAGAGTAACTACAGGAATAGAATTATACAAAGCATTACAGGTAGTAGTTGTCCCAGAATAAGGGAATGGATCCAATAGAATATCAAACAACGTAAAAACTTTCTCATAATCCTCATTGTTTAATTTATTTAAAACAATTAATCTATCTTTTGACATACCCAATTTATCCATATAAAATTTTGTTCTATTTTCCTTATCATCATAGGATTCCAATTTAAACAAAATGACTGCGTTTGGACACCGTCTCATTATATCACCCCACAGTTTCAACAACTCATCATTGGATTTATTCTCTTTATTAATAGCGCCCAAAACTATTTTATCCTTGGTTTTTCTTGGATTTGGTTTAAAAGGATGTATTGGGTCAAATAATAAAAAACATTTGGGCAAACGGATAAGTTCTTCAGAATATTTCTGTTTTGTTAAAGGGTTGTCTGCTATTACATCTGTTATTCTATATTTTATTGATTTTAATCCTGTAGTATTAGGGAAACCAAGATAGGTTATTTGAATAGGAGCAGGATGATATGTAAATATTTCTAATTTGTTTTTCACAGTATGACCGTTTAAATCCACCAGAATATCTATTTTACAATTATTTATCAGTTTTGCAGCAGATTTGTTATCTATATTTGATATATTGTTTACGTTTACTCCCGGAATTTGGTATGAATCAATAACTGTATCAGAATTCGCGAAAATAAAAATTTCAAATAGGGTTTGGTCATGATTTCTCAAGATAGGTAAAATAAAATTGGATACAGAATGCATTATAAAATCAGATGATAAATAACCAATCCGTATTCTATTGCTTTTGATTCTATTTTTAAAAGAAAACATTGGACTATCTGGTATCAATTTATTTATTTCAAGGCACCTATTAAACAATTTATCGTTATCGCAATATTTATAATCCGAGAAACACAATATGTTTTGAAACGACAATAGCTTTTTTTGTAAATCTAAATTAAACTTCAATGATAATTCGTAAGCTTTTTCACTATGTTTAATAGAGGAATCAACATCACACTTTGCGCAAAATAAATATCCAGCATCATGATAGTTTCTCCATTTCTCATTCTTATCATAATCTGTAATACAGGGTTTAGACGCATTAATTTTTATTAAATCAATTAAACATTTTAGACCATTTTCATATTTCAAGTTTACCAAATTGCATCTAATGTAGACAGTAAGAAATTTAGGCTCTTTCATAAATTTATCAAACTGATTATTCTTATTTAAAGTAAAAACATGATTTGAGAAACCCATATCCAATAACAAATCGCATAAATCAAAAAAATTATCTGGATAATCGGGTTTAATTGAGAAACACAGTTTATACCAAAACAATTCTTTCTCTTTTGAAGCCCCTTTATAAACCTTTCCCAAACGATAATAAAGTTCATAATCTTCTGGAAATAACGTAATCATTTTTTCTAATATAAATATTTTAGCATTAATGTCATTGTTTTGATTCAACGAAATATTCATATTATTGTAAAGAAGATGTTTATTTGCATAAATCTCTATTTGATTAGTAAGAAAAATATTATATAAGTCCACAAACTCTTTCATTTTAGTAATTATGTTTAGTTACTTTTAATATATTCTTTGCAAGTATATATTAAATGGGCACAGATGTCTGTGATGAAGTATTAGAAAATATAAAACAGAGTTTGTTACGATGTCAAAATAATAAAAAAACATATCAGCTAATCAGACCTTTTAATATAAGCAATTGTGATAATATATTAACATTCGCAGCCGGTTTGTATGCAACAAAGACACAAATAATATTAAAAAATACCATCGCAGTTGAAAAGTATTCAATAAATTATAATGTTAAGGAACGGACCGTAGAATTAGAATAGGGGGATTTATTTTTTAGGTATTACTTTCTTGATATGATAATGAATTAACACTAATTTATCACCATCCTTCACATGGGCATCTTCTTGATTGCCATAGACCTCGTTCAATAACTTAACCTTCCCATTATATGTTTCTTTCTCAATTTCTTCATGAATAAATGTATAAAGATTCTTGCACAAAACATGGAATTCGCGAATCAAATCATTTGTTGATATATTGTAAATATCCGCCAATGCCTTGTAAATTAATGGGTGATTAGGGCTTGCACCCAAGAAACCTTGAAATACTGTTCCATGGAAATAGCTAGATTTCACAGTAAAAAAATCGGCATCACCAACAATAGTTTCAATGTTCTCTTCCAACATTGCGTCCATATCAATATACACCCCTCCTTTAACGTAAAGGTAATAGTATCTGAACAAGTCAGCTCGGTGTTCACCGTAATTAAATGTAAAGAATTTTGCGATTACGTTGGGAAATTCTGGTAATGGATTCTCGGCAAAGAATTCCATAATTTCATCATCTACAAAATGATTATAATCCCATCCCGGACTTCTTTCTCTAATCATATCACAAATATAAGTCTCAGGTTTCTTTCTTGAAGTCTGAACAATGGTTCTAGGTATTAAAGTTATTGTCATAATAATAACAATACATGCTATATTTTTATATCAAATATATCATCTAATTCTTTTTTATTAATTATAGAATCATTGTAACCTTTCTCAACCATCTCTGAAAATTGGTACTGTGCTTTTGAAAACAAAGTTGTATAATCATGTATACTCATAGTTGGTGCAGTTTTATTTGAATTATCTTTTTTCCATATTCTTGGCGTAATATGTAAGGCAGCCTTGGTTGTATTTAAATATGGATATTTACTAAATCCACCATCAAATGATAAAACGTCTCTATAAACATTGGTAAAACCACCAGTTACTAATGGAATATGAGAACTTGCAATGCAACAATCTAATGCGTCTTCTAGACTATCAAATCCTGTAAAAATAGTTGTATTTGTTTTATAATTATAATTATCAAATGTAGTAACTCCTATAAACAGCTTTCTCAATTCAAAATCACTGGTTTGATAATTATCCAGCATTCTCATCTTGATTCGTTTCTCAATATCACTAATTTTATTTGTATTTTGAAGAGTATTATCAATTATCTTATTTTGAATTTCATCTATGTCTCTATTAAAACATAATAAAAGTGAATTCCATGCACCTGCAGATGCTCCTGAAAAAATATAGTTATCCAAGTTATAATTGTCCTTGATAAACTTACAAACGCCCATCACATAAAAACCCTTGAATCCACCTGGAGAAATAGAAATAAGTTTCTTGTCTTTAATATATTCATTATGGTGCAAAAACCGGTTTACTTCACTTTCTCCAAAAGTATGTTTGCTTTTAATGTTCCGAATATATTGTGAATCTGGCATTGATTTTTTAGAATATAATCTTGTTGGTAATCTTTTCATTGAATTTGTAATGCTTTGAAAAAACATGATTATTATAATCAATTTATAATAATAACACATATTTTGATTATATCGGTTATAGTGTATCTATACTAAAAGTTTTTGAATTTTACTAGAGATAAAAAAAGCTTTAATTAACTTAAATCAAACAGAACAAACTAATCTACGCTACTTCTTTTTCTAAATTGTTTACGTTACCTTCTTCTTGAGAATCTTCTTCTTAGGAGCTGCAACTGCCTCTGCCTCGCCCTCGTCCACGGACTCTGGGACTGGCTCAGGGACCGCAGGAGAAGCTGCCTTCTTGATTACCTTCTTAACTGGAGCTGGAGTCGCTGCAACGGAAGGAGCCTCATCCTCGGCATCCGAATCCTCAACCTCAGTTGAAATCGGGGCAGCAGGAGCACTTTCCTCCTCATCTTCGGCATTCGCAGGAACAGAGTCCATCTTGCTAATATCATCCATGGAAAGCTGAATGTGGCACTTTCCATAAACACTGACCAACTCCTTGGGCTTAACAACACACTGGACAAGCTTCCAAGTCAAACCCCAACCCTTACCACCGAACCAAAGACCACCACACTGGAGAACACATGCCACATTACTCATCTTGGGAATGAAATCCATGGGAGTCATGTTCTCATTGTCGCAAGGAAAGATGCGTTCAGACTTAGTGTCGTAAATCTCAATTCCCCAACGACCATTGTAATTCGGAACCTTGGCACGAAGAGAAGGAGGCTTGCTAGGGTCAATCTTCTTGGTCACCTTATCCTTGCTGTACTTCAGAACAGGATAGAACGAATGCTTGACAACAGCAAGGGGTTGTTCCTCGCCAAACCATGCCTCGCTGTTCTTGACAGCATCATTGAGAATCTGGGTCTCAAAAGCCTTGACCTTCTCAAGAAGCGCAGTAGTTCCTGCATTGGCATAATCCGCATTGGGAAAATTCAACGACATGCTATACTTGCCATCAGACTCTCCGGTCTTCTCATCCACGAAATCACCAACCCCCCAGGTCATGAGGAGAGGAGTGGAAACATGGAGAGAACGATTGGTTTGAGTACTGATAATGTTGATGGATTTACCACCACGCTCATTCACTTTAGGCTGCATGTAACGAATGGAAGAAGGCTCCCAATCGGCGACGCTAACAACAATAGGAGTAGAAGGCTTAGACGACATCTTAAAATAATAACCGGGCACACGAGTTATAGATTATATCTTGCCAATTCTTTAAATCAATTTTTTACAACATTTTGTCAGGACACGATAACATGCTGGCAGACCCCAAAAAACAGCACATTTTTGCAATATTTAATATAAACGTCTAACAAACATATAAATAAATATCTATTATTATACTATATTAATAATGGTGACAATCCAAGATAATAATATGATAAATAAATTTATCTCGAAGCCAGAAACTAAAAAGTACAATAAAACTCAGGCCGAAAATCTATTAAATTATAAAGATTATTTCAAGAAAAACTTAACACTAAAGGCATACAAAATTCCTGAGTTAAAAATGATAGCCAAACATCATGGTTTACATGTAACTGGAACAAAACCAGTTTTAATTGAAAGAATAAAGGACATATTTAATAAGACAAAATGTGTGGTTAAAATACAGACAGTTTTTAGGGGGTGGTTAACAAGGCTTTCTATGAAATTACGAGGTCCTGGATTAACCAATCGCACAAGTTGTGTTAATGATAAAGATTTTGTAACAATGGAACCTTTGGTAGAAATACCACTGGCCAATTTTTATAGTTATATGGATGATAAGAAATTTATTTATGGTTTTGACATCTGTTCTCTTTTACACTTTATAAAACAAAAAAGCAAAATAGAAAACCCATATAATAGAGAAAAACTAGGAAACGAAATAACCAACAATATCAAGAAACTATATAGATTTTGTTTTATTGTATTTCCTGAGTTTAAGAATGACAATGAGAAACTCGCAGCAACTGCACCTCCACCAATGTATCAACAAAGAGTTGCTCAACATAACGTAAATAATGCCAACATCAACGTCATTAATATTAATAATCACATGAATCAAGAGCAACAAAATAGAATAAGTAGATTATTTGTTAATCGTAGAAACTCTATTAATCAAAGAATCACAGATTTATTTATGGAAATGGACCAATTGGGTAATTACACAAATACAAATTGGTTTAATTTAAGTGCATCAAACTACATTAGATTATATAGACATCTTTATGATATTTGGTTTCTAAGAAGCCAATTAACTAGAGAAACTAGGCATAACATTTGTCCTTTAGTTTCACCGTTTACTGCGGAAAGAAATATGGTACTGGATCTTGATTATATAAAAACCGCGTGCGTTGAAGTATTTGAGAATTTGATATTTATGGGAATAGATGACGAACATAGAAGGTTAGGCACTTTTCATGCTCTAACTGCACTAACCATTGTATCGCCTGGTGCTAGAGAAGCAATGCCGTGGCTATACGAATCTGTGGCAGGTTGGTAAAATAATGTTATCAAAAACAATAACATTATTAAATTGTTGTGAAATAAACATAAATAGATGTTTCGTATTTTGCGTTTTTTATTTAATTCCTATTTTTCATTACCAGTACCCGAGCCGCAATATAATACTTTTGCAATTTATTAATTTGTTTGTTAAATGATTTAGAAAAGAAGTTGTTATATATATTATAATAGCCAGAATGGTTAGAGCTTCTAAGTCCGCTACCCCCGCCACCACCCCTGTTCCCAAGGTTGAGGCTTCTGCCTCCGCCCCCGTAGTCAAGGCCCCCCGCACCAAGAAGGTTGCTGCTGCCCCCGTAGCTGATACCACTAGTCAAGTTGCTGCCGCGCAACCTGCTTCTGAGGTTGCCGTCGCCGATGCTTCCCTCTCTGGTCTTCCCGTCAAGATGACCGAGTACAGCGCCAAGCTCCAACAGCTTGTTGGTCTCCTCTCCACTCTCAAGAACGACTTCAAGACCCTTGAGAAGACCGTTGCCCGTGAGATGAAGGCTGCCCAAAAGGCCTCCTCAAAGAAGCGCCGCAACAACGTCAACCGCAAGCCTTCTGGTTTCGTCAAGCCCACTCGCATCAGTGATGAGCTTGCCGCTTTCCTTGGCAAGACCGTTGGCACCGAGATGGCTCGCACTGATGTGAGCAAGGAGCTCAATGCCTACATCCAAACCAACAAGCTCCAGGACGCTGCCAATGGCCGCAAGATTAATCCTGATGCCAAGCTCGCCAAGCTCCTCAAGATTAGCGCCGATGATGAGCTCACATACTTCAACCTCCAGCGCTTCATGAAGCACCACTTCATCAAGGCCGAGGTCCCTGTCGTTGCCACCGCTTAAGTTGAGTAAATAATTAAAAATAGAAAAAGTATAAAACAACTTCAATAACCAGAAACAGTAAAAAATCGTAAAACAAAACCCAAATAAAAAGTAAACAATTAGGTATCAGAAAATTCAAATACTTTTATGCTAGTTATTTGATTAGCATAAAAACAATATAAATATTTTTAATGAATGATTGATATATGTCAGCACTAAGCAAAAATCCTTCAGGGAATTCTTTTGAAGACATTGTAAGAGCGTATGTTGAGAAAAACAGTCCACATGTTCATATTTTGACACCATGCTTCGGTTCTGTTTGTTTTGTGAATTACGTTCATTGTTTAATAATGACCATGGAAGCTTTTCGCAAATATGGTATCGGCGTGAGTGTTGACTTTTGCAAAAATGATAGTTTAGTATCTAGAGCGAGAAACAATTTGGTCGCAAGGGCAATGAATAATCCAGCCATGACACACATAATGTTTATTGATAATGATATTACATGGGACCCTATTGACATTATGAAATTATTAATTTCTAATAAACAGCTCGTTGGAGGTATCTATCCCTTGAAACATTACAATTGGAATAACTTATTGCACGATAAGAAGAATCCCAATTCTGATAACATTGTAAAGGATTGGATTAAAAATAAAAATAATTCCCAATTCAAGGACATTATTAGTGATGAGCATATGGTACAATACAAAATGTTGTCTTATAATGTGAATTATTTGAACACCACAATTCAAGTTGAGAATAATTTGACACAGGTAAAACATTTGGCTACTGGATTTATGATGATTCAACGTAATGTTATTACTAATTTATCCAAAGCATTTCCTTCTACCAAATATACAGACGATGTTAGTTTTTTGAGACCTGAAGAAAATAAATACGCATTTGCTCTTTTTGATTGCGGTGTAGAAGATGACCATTATTATTCTGAAGATTGGATGTTCTGTCACCGTTGGACCAAATTAGGTGGGTCTGTTTTTATTGATGTAACAATTAATCTAACTCATACTGGTATTGAAGATTATCGTGGTAGTTTAATTGCTTCTCTTACCTGATTTTCTTCGTTTGTTTGTTTTTCTCCTAAGTTTTCTTGATTTTCGTTTTCCACCACTTCTCGGCTTTATTTTAACAATTTTTCTTGGGCGGAATTTTTTCGTAATATGTGCTTTTATTAAAGATTGGGCGATATCGTTTGTCTTAATATATTCTTCTTGAGAAAACGGGTCTGGTTCGTGAAGATCAACCATTGTCTCTAACGCAGTCCGACCGTTCTTATTTACTGCGTCTATATTTACTCGTTTACTGTCTAACAATAGTTTAACTATATCCCTATTTAAAGAATTTGCTGCCAAATGTAGAGCAGTGTTTTGGTCCTCAATTCCCACCATAAAAAAATTAGGGTCATCCCCCTTAGTATTTTCACATAAAAACCTCACCATATCTATATCTCCTATAGCAGTTGCATACCAAATACGTGTGTCTGGACTATTGATTAAATCCCTACTTTGACTTACATAATCATCTGGGAAAGAATCTGGGTCTATAACTAGTTTTGGCCAGTTTTCGGGTATATCTTTTTTTTTATTTCCGGAAAACCATGAAGACATTATTGTAATATATATAATACTCATAAAAAAAATATAAATCACATATTTGTTCTAAAGTTGTTAATTCGCAAAGACAAATCCCTCTTTACCCATTATTTCTTTAAGTAAAACATTGTTCAATTCCTTTTCAGTAACATCAATGTTGTCCCAATTTTCCAAATCCGTATTGTTATTTAATTGGAAAATCCTATATGTATTAATAAGACGCGAATAATCAGTAATATATTTTGTGTTTTTCAGAAGCCAAATATAAAATCCATACGGATTATTTACATTGTTTGCATATTTCATGTATTCATAATACCATTTAATGGTTTCATTTAAACAAGTGTTTGAATTTATGTTATAATCAGTTCCAGATAACACCATAATTTCGCAAAACCGATTTTCTGTCATATCCAATTCGCTCAATATTTTTTCAGTGTCATAATAAATCGCTGTATGATTCATTAAACTAACATTACGAATCACATATTTGCATCCATACAAGAACATATCCATATCGTCGCTAATGCAACCCCATGCTTTGCCGTTCTTTAATAAATAAGCGCACAGTCTATCTGCTTCACCTGGTGCGTCGTAATAAATAACCCCATATGCATCCATTAATCTTTTTACATTCTTAATATCTTCATCACGTATTTTAACCATTTGTCTTTTTAAATTATCCATTTCTTGTATTATTTCTTTACTTTCCTCATTATCGTTTATAGTTTGAAGTTTAGCTTGCAGAGAGTAATACTTTTGCTCAGCATCCTTTTTCTCTAACTTACGTTGTCTCAATAGTTCATTCTTTTCGGGCGGCGGCTTGCCGTCAAATATAAACAAAGGAGTAATACGATATGATTTTAACACAGATATAAACAAATACATACTCTCCATCAAACTACCTTCGCTCGCAAACTTATACAAATAAATGCTGGTATCAATAACCACTGTTTTGTTTTTAAAATAAGATAAATGTTTTTTGGTGATTGCCTTTTTACTGCAATTGTCGCGTAGAAATCGGTTCAGATTTTTAATCCCCATTGTTTAATACTTCTTGGTGATTGGATATTGTTAGATAGTCTTTATTAATTTAAATCAATTTTTCAGCAAGGTAAGTGTTTATAGTTTTAGAAATAAAAACTAAACCATTCACCATTTTATATCTAATAATATATAAACTAGAATCTACATTAATAATGAGTAATGCATTAAAAGCCGCAGCAGAATCGGTATTTAAAGGCGTTGCCAAGAACGTAGAAGTCGCTGGACGGGTTGCGGGTGAGGTATCTGAGTCGGCTGGTAATTTAGCGATTTCTACCAGCAAAATTGCAGAAAATGCCGGGAAAATTGCTGAAGAAATTACAGGTAAGTTATTAGACAATACTGGAAAATTAACCGATAATGCTGGGAAAATCGCTGTGCAAGGTACAGAGGCTGGAAAAGAGGCTGCGAAAGCACTAACACATGTTGTTTCAGTTGCTACAAATTTAACTAGCGCAGCCAATTCATTGGCTGAAAGAGCGGAAAATTCAATTAAAAAAGCAAACGAAAGAAGAGCGATTATTGAGAAAGAGAAAAATGAAATTTTAAACGCAACATCTTCTATTAAAACAGAAACAAAAATTACTGAAGAAACAAAACGATTAGAACAACAAAAACAAGAAATAATTAAGAACGCAGAAGTAAAAAAACAACAGATAGAAAATGAGTTGTTGGAAGAAACTAAAAATAATGAGATTGAAAGAACGAAAATAGAGGCAGAAGCTCAAAAAATAAAAAAAGAATTTGAAAATGCACAATTAATTCTAGCTCAAACCCAACAGGTTGCAGAAATAAATACTTACATTGGAACACGTTTTGGTTACAAAGACAGCGATTGTACAAAAGTTGGATGGAACTCATCTACATTTAGTTCCAAAAAGAAGAATTTTTACATGGTTATAGGAATAATGGATATTAAAACTAATACTTATTTACAAGTAAAATTTAATAAAGAATCAGGAAAGGATGGTTATTATGTAAACAAAGATGGATATATATATAAATTACAAATAATACCTAATGTTGAGACTCGCACATCATTAATAACTAGAAAACCATATTATAAAGAGTTACCTAGTTTTGCAAAAATTATACATGTTAAATATACTCCCAATTGTTTCGCCGACGAAGGGTCAGTAAATCCCAATAACGCAAATATTGACCCAGAAGTAGATATGACAAAATATTCAATAATGACAAAATTAGAAGAATTTATTGATTATTCTCGTGGAGGCACCAAAGCAAAAAAGACTAAATCGCGGAACAAGAAAACTATAAAGAAGAAAAGAAGTAAGAAAAATTAATGGTTATGTAAAATACTAGTTTATTTTACATAAAAGAAATAGAATGTTGAGAAATAATATAGATATAATATAAATATGAAATCTAAAGCATTTATACCAACAACCCGTTATTTAATAGATTTTTTGAATACTCATATTTCTCATAAATTGGATTGTTTTCAACCAACCAAATTTTCTATTGAATCTAAGAAATTATTGGACCTATTGTTTGATAAAATGATTGCTGCTGAAGAGTCCTTTTCCAAGATTAGCATAGTTTCTCATAAAATAACAAAAATACCGCATGGACGTGACTATGATTTATTAGATCCAGAAATTAAATCACATATTAATGGCATGTCTTATGTTGGTAATTCATATACTTTTACAATAGGCTCTCGTAAAGTTGCTGTTCATTTAGTATCTGAAAACGACCCAACTTTCTCATTTGATAGCGCTATTAAAAAAATATATATTTGGCTCCATGTTGCAATGAGCTTTTCTAAATCAGAATGTTCTCAGGCTCTTTCTATTAATTTTTATCTTACCGAATTAGAGAAAGTGGTTCCTCATGGAAACGCCATAATTGAAAGAATAAATGCAAATACCGGTTTTACTTTCTCATGCAGTTATGAAAATGAAATAAATATTTATAGAAGAGAAGAATGGTTTAAAGTATTTATTCATGAAAGCTTTCATAATTTAGGGTTGGATTTCTCACATCATGAATGCTCGCATATTCACAAAAAATTAATGGCGATATTTCCTGTTTCTACGGATGTTCGTGTCTATGAAACATATTGCGAAACCTGGGCAGAAATTATCAATGTAATGTTTATTGTCTTTCAATTATCTGACCATAATAACTTGGTGAAAAAATTAGAGAAATTTATGGATTATGAACGCGTCTTTTCGCTCTTTCAATGTGCTAAGATATTAAAACATTTTGGTCTTAGCTATTCGCAACTTTATGAAAAAACAGATGCTGCGCATATGGCTCGTAAAATGCGTTATAAAGAGAAAACGCCTGTGCTTTCTTACTATATTATTAAGTCTTTCTTGATGTACAATGTCAATAACTTTTTGGAATGGTGTGTTTCTAACAATAATATATCTATTCGTTTTAATGATACAGATGCCAACATAACAATGAATTCTTATTTTGAATTAATTCAGAATCTATATCAGGATAAAAAATTTATAGAATGCATTGATGCTTTATGTATTTGGTTTACAAAACAAGAAAAAACAAAACGCAGCACAGATACTGAGTTTAAAACCTTACGTATGAGTTTATTTGAAATATGAAAAAAGGGACTTGGCCCAATTTTCTTTTTTTAATATTAAAACAAGACAAACTATGCTACTTCTACACTACTATTGTTTAGGTTTAACGAATGAACGCAGCAACAAACTCTTCGTAGAGTTCATTAATAACGCCAATGTAATCAAAACCATACTCCTTATACTCTGGCAATTCCCATACACCAGCCGCTTCCACAGCATCATTGGATTCATACTTCTCCAATAGTTCCTTGGAGACAACCTTGAATTGTTCCATCTTATTGCGAAGTTGCTTGAACACCTCCTCCATCGTAAGAGGCTTGGATAGCTCCTGGTTGAGACGCTTGTACTCATCAGCTGCCAATTGAGCGTTGCCTTGCATGTACTTGAGGTCATCGTTCTCATTTTGAACCTCCGCAATACGCTCCTCTAACTGAGCATTCTGCTCCTCAAGAATCTTGACCCGAGCAGCAAGCTGATGCACATTCATGTCCTCCGTTGCCGCAGGGATGGGCTTGTGGTTGACTTTGAAGTTGATGTAACGGTTATTGTCAAACCTAGAGAACTCAAAGCCATCGTAATAGCCACTGCAGCTGAACTCGCCATTACTGTCAATCGTCTTACGCACAATCTTAGTGGTCTGATTGTCATACCAGGTTTCAAAGTGCACGTAGGCGCACTTGGCCACACGATCGCTGTTTGGGACAGGCTTGGACATAAAGTCAACGCGAGATACCTTGCCAATCTTAAGCTGGTCGTTAAAGAACTCAGAAAGCATCTCTTCTGTTTCGTAACGAATATCGCCATTGTCACTGCTCAAATCGTCAGGGATCATCGGAATGTAGATGCTGGTCCATGAGCCGTCGTCCAACTTGAGTGGTTCCTTGGACGGCGATTGTTTCTTGGCAGGAACAAGCTTGATGTGATGCATATTCTTCCCATTGTCAAAGTGAATTCCACCTGGCACATTCTCGGACGGAATAAACGCACAGTCGTTCGCAAAATTCTCCATCCATCCAGGAACAATGTTGGTCTCCTTGTTGACAGATACGTCAATAAATGCTGAACGATAGCGAACGCCACCTTGGGTTTGCATTGGCACAATATTAATTGACGTAGGTTCTAGCGAAAGAATATTCTTGACGAATCCATAGACATCGTCCGTGGTCTGAAGCTCAGATGGTAGAGATACCATACGCATAGCATCAACGGGCAATGAAGAATTCATCTGAAGAACAGAATCAGAAGACATATTAGCAATGGTTTGTGGTGAATAAATAACTTAGCTTTCGCTGGGATTTACCGATTCTGATCTGGCAGAAAAAGATTTCAATTTTTTATGCCATGCTTAAACAAATTATATATTATTGTAATTCCTTTCTCACTTTCATCAATTGAATGTCAGGATTATTTCCTTTACTACGTTCAAAATGGGTCAATTTCGCATCCTTAGTTTCCAATAACATATTTTTTAATTCCAAATTACCAGAAAACTTGGCATCTAACGCCTTCTTACGCTCTACTTCAAAAATAGGGTTTGTTCCAACAGTATAAAAATCTGGGTCTGGTTTTATCTTTGCGTCTCTCAATACACGGTCTTTTGATTTACCACTCTTGCTACCAGCAATACGTGCCAATTCTATATCCTTGGAAATATCAGTTCCACTCTCAACTGAAAACTTAAAATAGAAATCGGGAAATCCCTTTTTAAACTGTGATGCCAAAAAGTAATGTTCCACAGAATTCCAACGATGTCCATCTAGTTTAAAAGGAGTAATCCATGAATCATCTAATTTTCTGCGCCAATCTTTCACAGAATTTAATACCTTAAATTTGGTCATATCATCGCCTTTTATTTTCTCTCCTGAACCTTTACCTGGCTTTGGTGATCCATTTGCTTTCGCATGGAATGAAAACACAGTTTCTTTGTTATATAAATCACGTGTCAAATATTCATCATCATTATCTTCTGGCTCACCCTCATTTGGATTCAATCCTAATCTAGTTTTCATATTACGAAAATCTTGAATTAAATAATAAGGCCCAGCATTCTTTTCCAAACATTTATTTATAATCATGATTTTAACATCATAAGGTATTTCACGGAATTTCAAAATATTCTTCTCTTTATATGAGACCGTTTTATAATGATTTCCTGTATAACAAGTCATAATGTAATAATCAGGAATAAAGGTACCCGCAGTTTCCAAATCACTATCATTTAATTGGCCACATTGCATTACTGAATCCAAATCACCTGATTCATAGGATTCTTCAGAAAGCAACAAGACTTTAATGTTTAATAAACGCTCTATTGTTGAAATCGTCCACGTATCAGCCCAGTAATGTCGGGTTAACATAAATTCACGGAATTTCTCAAGAGTAGTTAAATCCTTCATATATTCAAATTCCTCTAATAATTCTTTTGCTCCAGTTTTTTCTACTTTTAAACGTTTCTGGTCTTCCAATACCTTCTTTGCTTGTGTAACTAATTCCTCGTTTTCTTGTTTGTTTTTAGAGCTATCTATTCTTTTTTTCAATAGAGAAATAGTCTTAGTTGCAGATTTAATTTCTTTCTCTTTTTCTTGAAATTCTGCCAAAAATCCTGTGTAAATAGTGCGTGATTCCTGAAACATCTTATCTGTAGCTTCTTTTGCAACAAGTGCACGTAATTTGGCAACAGTTGTTTCTTTACCTACTTGTTTAAAAGCATCGCGGATAACTGCAAAAAAGCAATCTCCCCCACCCTCATTATCTATGATTTCATAATTTGTATTTTTCATTAACTTCTGTAACCAAATGTTTTTTGGCGATTCCTTGAATTCACGCTTTAACTCTTGCGAATCCTCTTTGGTTTCTTCTTTTAATAATGGTGGCTCCTTAGTCTTCTCGTTGATTATAAAAATACCTTCTGATAATTCTTTATCTGCATCTTTACCCGTCTTTGTTTTTTTATCCTCTGGAATCTGTAATCCCAAAACATCATCGTCACTATCTTCTGTTAAATCTACAACGTCTTCCAATTCAGCATCTTTTTCTTCTGTTTTTACCTTACCTTTATCTAATTGTTCTATTTCATCAGGTTTATCATCAGTAGAATATTTATTTAACATATCACGAACATATTGTTTATCAACATAAAATATAACATTTTTCTTTGACAATTTAACATCACCGTCGTCATCCAATATATCAATAAGCGTATTACTTTCCACTTCAAACACACCAATCTTTGCTCTTGGCATCTCATCTATTACCAAATAAATAGGAAAATACACCAAATCATGCCTAGAAAAAGTATGACGTTGTTTACCTAGGGCAATTACAATATCATTATCAAAAAGTTTATAATCATACAAAGGAGAAGAATATTCAATGTCTTCATCCTCTATTTCTTTAGATTCGTCATAATCTACTTGAGAATTAAGTTTTGATTTTACCATTATAATGTATATAGTTATTATTTTATGTAATTTTATGAGAAATATTACATAAAAACAAAGTTTGTTTATCTAAACTAACAATCCTCTTTCATTCTTTATACGGTCCAAAATGTCCATATACTTGAATATGGCTCTACTAGATATACTTAAATGTTCCTTAGCTTTATACTTAGAAAACAATGAAATGTTTGACATAATGGTCTCCCATACTCCAGTTCCCTTGAAATCTACTGCTGATTCTGTCACTAATATAAATAGGTTTTCCGTTATTTCTTCTATCTCATAAACCATATTTTCAATATCTACATTCTTGGCGACAATATCTTCCAAGTAAAGAATAATTTCAGATATTGTTGATTTCTCAAGAACACTTTTTTTCATTAAATTTACAATAAACATTGACATTGCCTTACGCTTATCATTTAATTTATTATTATCACAGAATTTATCATATTCTGTGTTTGGGTCAACGAATTTTATTTTATGAATATCATTCTTATAATTTTCTATAATTAGGTCTACATTATCACGGAATACTGCAAATTTTTCTATTAATTCTTTATACAAAGTAGCGTACAATTCAGAATAAAATTTATTGGTACTTGCTATCTCAAAAATAGCGGTTGAAATACTATTAATGTCGTTTGGATTATAAGTTTTTTCATCTTCGTCCGAAGATTCATCGTCATTTTTTGTTATATTAATAATATATTCAACAATTGCGTCTTTTTGTGTTTCATAATTTTTATTTGAAATCTTATTTAAACAGATACGAATATCATTAATTGATTTCTCAATACCCTCTTTCTTCTCTATAACAGTTGCTTTAAAGGCTTTTTGTTTCTCCCAAGTATCTTCGGAAATATCATTACGCTTAGGTTTACGTGAGTTATTAAAATAACCTGACTTCTTAAATTTCGCGTCATTACCATCTAATGCGCGAACTTCTTGTACTGGTGAAGTACCGAATTCCGAAACTAACCTTTTTATTATTACGTTTACACCATCAGGTAACGTATAATCGTAACCTGTAAATACAAGTTCAGAATAATCTTGAAGAGTATACTTCATTCTATTAGATGCCTAGTATAATATGCTGCTAATTATTTATATGTTTTCATACGAATATTAATAAAGATCTCATATTTTAATTCTTCAAGGGTTTAATTAATCTTCATATAATTGGTATAGAAAGTTACCAATATACATTATAACGTTTTTGATAGCTATGGAGACAGAAACGATAACTAATACAATAGAAGAAAATCAAAATCAGATAGACGATGAATTTCCAATGGTTCAAACATGGGATGAATACGATATTAAATCGGAATTATTACGTGGTATCTATGCATATGGATTTGAGAACCCAAGTGAAATCCAAAAGAAAGCTATTATGCCTATAATTAAAGGCAGGGATATTTTCGCACAAGCCCAATCGGGCAGCGGCAAGACAGGAACTTTCTCAATAGGAACATTGCAAAACATTGATACCTCCATAAATTGCATACAAGCAATTATTTTAGCACCAACACATGAGCTAGCTAAACAAATATCAACAGTGATTACAAATCTAGGAGCGTTTATGGAAAAACTAGTTGTTAAAACAATTATTGGTGGAACATCTATACAAGAAGATGTCTCTGATATACGTGAGAAATGCCCGCATATTATTGTTGGATGCACAGGCAGAATTTATGATATGATTATCCGAAAATATTTGAAGGTATCTAATGTCAAAATGCTTGTTCTAGATGAAGCTGACGAAATGCTTTCTAAAGGATTCAAAGACCAAATTTACAATATTTTTCAACACCTAAGTCAAAATTTACAAATGGTTTTATTTAGCGCTACCATGCCAGAAGACATATTAAATATGACACAGAAGATTATGAAAAATCCTGTTGCGATTACTATGAAGAAAGAGCAATTGAACTTAGAATGTATTAAACAATATTTTGTTGCACTAGGTGACGACATTCATAAATACGATACATTAAAAGACTTATTCTCAGTTATAAGTGTGAATCAATGTATTATTTATTGTAATAATGTGAAACGGGTTATAGATTTGCAAAACGCAATGACAAATGATGGGTATTCTGTTTGCTCTATTCATAGTTCTATGGACAAGGCAGATAGAGAAAAGGTTTTTGCTAATTTTAGAAACGGAACATACCGTGTTCTTATTTCATCTAATATCACAGCTCGTGGCATTGACGTTCAACAGGTGAGCACAGTAATTAATTTTGACGTTCCAAAGTGTGTTCATACTTATTTGCACCGCATCGGTAGAAGCGGTAGATGGGGGAGAAAGGGACTCGCCATTAATTTTATTACAAAACGTGACGTATTTACAATGAAGAAGATAGAGAAATATTATAACATTTCTATTGATGAATTGCCCGGAACCATTAAAGAAGGTTAGACTTTAGGACCCATATTCCGTTTTTACATCCCGTTCCTTTTACCGTTCCTTTTGCCATTCCTTTTACCGTTCCTTTTACCGTTCCTTTTACGTTTATAATAGTTAGATTTATTCATCAACTATTATAAATGATTGAGATACAAAATGTATTGAATATATTTTTCCCGATTAAGACCGAAACAGTTCCAGAATATAAAGATGAGAAACCTCCTATTAAAATTAATACTAATTTTAAATTACCTTTAGCCTATCTGGAATCTTCTGAATTATACACGCTTTCTGATGTTGTTGCCAATGATCTAGAGCTTGCAGCAACAAGTAATGGTTCAGTAACAATGTATGAACATCTCTTTCAACCAGAGCATCTGTTTGCCAAAAATATGATTCAAGACTGGAAAAATCAATACACCACAAACCAAGAATATTTAAAAGACACACAACAAATAGTTTTGGACATGGCTCTTTATAAAGACTCAATGTCCCGTTGTTCGCAATATAAAATAAATTGTGAAAAAATAACTTCAATTTGGTCTGATTTAAAAGTGGAAGACGATTTTTTAAATAGATATGGATTTTTAGATTGGGAGATGTTAGCGGAATTCAACGAATCCTCGTATTTTTTACAGTGCTTGACATTAATGAATGTTCTATCACCTGCCATAAGTTTGCTAATTCCTTTTGTCTTTTTGATTTTCCCCTTTTTAATATTAAAAATACAAGGTATTCCAATTACATTTGATGTGTATATGGTTGTTTTGAAAGATCTTGCGAGAAATCACTTTATAGGGAAGGCTCTCATGACTATGGATTCATTAAGCTTTGATAAGGTTGTTTATTTATTACTAACATTTGGATTGTATTTGATGCAGATTTATCAAAATATTCATCAATGTCAAAACTTCCGTAAAAGCATAATAAATATAAACGACAACTTATTGGAAATGCGTGATTACGTAAAATACTCTATTGATAGCATGGAGAGTTTTAGTGTCGTGACAAAACTCGTTCCAACATATGATAAGATTCGTGTAGATATTCGCATGCATTGTGATAATTTAAAACAGCTTTATGGAGAATTACAAAATATTAGTCCTTTTAAAAACAGCGTCAGCAAATTCAGCGAATCCGGATATATGTTAAAATGCTATTATCGTCTATACTCTAGTAAATATTACGAGGATAGTTTGAGATATTCTATTGGATTTGAAGGCTATATCAATAATATGTTAGGCGTGCACAATAATTTCTTCAGCGGAAAGGTAGCGTTTGCTGATTTTGATGTATCTGGTAATTGCTCGTTTGAAGAACAATATTACCCGGCTTTAGTAAATGAACAACATGTTAAAAACACATGCAATTTTAATAAAAATATGATTATTTCGTCTCCAAATAAATCGGGCAAAACCACAATTTTAAAGACAACTACGCTCAACATTATTTTCACACAGCAATTTGGATGTGGGTTTTATAAATCTGCCAAACTTAATCCTTATACTCATATTCATTCTTATTTGAATATTCCTGATACTTCTGGACGCGATAGTTTATTCCAAGCTGAGTCTAGACGTTGCAAAGAAATTATTGACGTTATTAATCAGCACAAAGACCCTGAGAAATATAGACATTGGTGCACATTTGACGAATTATACTCTGGAACCAATCCAGACGAAGCTTCTAGGGCTGGTCATGCTTTCTTGAAATATTTGACAGGATTCCCTAATGTAAACTTTATTTTAACCACACACTATTTGTCTATCTGTAAAAAGTTTAAGAAATCATCCTGTATTGAGAATTATAAAATGGAAGTTAATGTGCGTGAAGATGGAACGTTTGAATACACTTATAAAATCAAGAAGGGTATTTCTAAAATAAAGGGCGGTATTCGTGTATTAAAAGATATGGATTATCCTGCTGAAATTATTAACACATTAGAGAAACTATGACATAATTAAATGATGGAAATAGTATAAACACAATTTTATACTATTTTTTAGCTATGGATTTAATTACGTCTTCAAAACTTATACTTGGTACATTCTCTGCGTCAACATTAACCACAGTTGGTATTTGTTATTACTTTAAAGTTCCATTTTTTAATCCAACACATAATACCTATCAATTTCGCCAAAGTTTGAGAAATATCATTCCTTCAGTTTTAAGTGTGCTGACACAGGCCATTCTTTTAAACTCATTTTTAGTCGGGACATTTATTGAAAATAAGCCACACACTCTTTATCAGAATATTGATAATATATTAAGATATTCGGTAATAGCTGAATTTATTTATTACATTTATCATAGAACTATGCACACAAAGCAATATTATAAGGCAATTCATTCTATGCATCATGAAAACGTTGAGGTGTATCCATTTGATACATTCTATATGACTAAAGTGGATTCATTGTTTTTGATTAGTTCATTGGGTGCACCTATATTGATTCTTCACATGAATTATTTTGAAAACGTTATGGCGTTGTATATTTATATTACTGCAGCGTATTTGGAACATTCAAATTTTTTTTTAATGCATCATGCCAAACACCATAAGTTAATGTTCTGTAATTTCTGTATATTAAATCCCGTCTTTGATTTGTTAGTCGGTACTTATAAATAATATTTACGTAACGAGACAAAATATATAAACAAGATAGTTTATATATTTAAATGAACATTATTCAAACCTGGAAAACTGACAATATTCCAGAACACTATAAAAACTTTATTTTTAATTTGCGCGGTAGTAACTCAGAAAATAACTTCCTTTTTTTTACAGATGATTCTATTAAAATCTTTATTCAAGTAAATTTCCCGCAGTACTATGAAACCTTTCTAAATCTAAAATACAAAATCCAACAGATAGATTTCTTCCGATATTTAGCCATTTATCATTATGGTGGTCTCTATTTAGACCTAGATATGAATATCACAAAAAATATGGATGATTTAGATAAATCAGTTTGCAATTTTCCCATAGAAATAAAAAATGCCGACGGTTCCATATTACTTGGAAACTATGCTTTTTACGCACCTAAATGTGATCCTTTCATAAAACATATTATTGATAATATTGCAAATCCACCAATAAGTGAAGACGAAATCAAATTTGCACAGGACAACCACAGTGATGATAAAGAGCATGTATATGTTTATTACACAACCGGACCAGAATTAGTGACAAGAACTTATTGGAGTTATGAAGACCGGGCCTCAATAAAACTGCTGGAGCCAGAGCCATATCAGAATGATTGTTTTGGAAAATACGGGCGACATTGCTCGTATGGTTCTTGGAAACATCCTGACGCTGACCAAAGACCTCTCTAATAGTTTACGGGCCCAAACACTTCTGGGTCATTAAACCACACTAATAATAATATAAATCCAGTTAGAAACGCAAGACAAATAAATAACGCACCTCCAAAATTAAACCAAAACCATAACTTTTGATTAAAGGTTAATGTAAGTGTGTTTGTATTGATGCTTTCACTATTTTCACTGTCTTCACTGTTTCTTTTTTGTTCAATTAAAACTTCACTAATTACTTCAATTCCAACGACTTCTGCAACTGGCATAATTTCTACGCGCATGGGGTTTTCTACATAGTTAGTGTCGTCAATATCCTCGTGGTTTTCTACATCCATTATTGTTGTTTTTTAATTGATTTAAAAACTATTTGAATTAATCAATTTTTCCGAAGGGAACCAAGGAAAAATTGATTCAAAAATTATTCTCTATTTTAAATGTAAATAAAGAATAATGTCTAATGATTGCCAAATCTGTTGCGAAAAGCTCAATTTGAGCACACGTAAAATTGTAACATGTCCATATTGTGAATTCGGTGCTTGTAAAACTTGTTGTGAAACCTATGTTCTCGGTGAATCTAATCCAAAATGCATGAACACTGATTGTGGGCGCGATTGGACTCGTCAGTTCATTGCATCATCATTCACAAATGTATTTATTACAGGAAAACTAAAGAAACAACGAGAACAACTGCTATTTGATAATGAACGCGCACTCCTTCCCACAACACAACCGCTTGTTGAGCGTCAAATCAACATTGAGAATGCGACCAGAAAAATCCGTGAGCTCACTGAAAAAATGTACCAGCTTAAGATTGAGAGAAATCAAGCGCAAGCAGAACTCTACAGATTACACAATAGGCAAGTCACTACTGAACGAGCAGAGTTTGTTCGTGCTTGTCCTGACAGTGAATGTCGTGGATTCCTCAGCAGTCAATGGAAATGCGGTATCTGCCAGAAATGGGCTTGTCCCGATTGCCACGAAGTCAAAGGTTTAGAGAGAGATATTGAGCACACATGCAGCCCGGATACATTGGCAACGGCTAGACTTCTGGCTACGGATACCAAACCCTGTCCCAAGTGCAGAACAGGTATATTCAAGCTGTCAGGTTGTGATCAGATGTGGTGTACACAATGTCACACCGCTTTCAATTGGCGCACTGGACGAATTGAATCCAATGTCCACAATCCCCACTATTTTGAGTGGCTTCGTCGCAATGGTAACGCTGTCCCCCGCAATCCTCTAGACAACCCTTGCAATAATGACTTGCAGCACACGGATTATACAACAATTCGTACAATGCTACAGGTTAGACATCCAAATCATCCATTGAGCAAGTCAACTGACGATTACTTGGGCAGAACAATAAGAAACATTATTCATATGCGGTACGTCATTGTTCCAAGATATCGGACAGAAGACCGAGTTGTCAGGAACGAACAGCTGAGAATCCAATATATGAGAAACGTTATAACAGAAGATGAGTTTAAGACAACACTACAAAGGAATGAGAAAAAGGTTGAGAAATATAGAGAAATTCATAATGTGCTTACTATATTATTAACAACTGTAACAGATATTATTCTCCGATTTAGGACTTATCTTTCTGGAACCATAAATAATGAGTTCAATGATACTATTTTAAAAGAGATAAATCCTCTAGTAGATTATGTGAACGAATGTCTGAGAGATACAGCCAAGACATATAAGTCCAAGAATATACAGTTCAATTACGAAATCCATGATCTTTAAAAAAAATTCGTTAACAAAAACAATTTTATTTATTTTTATTGCAATCACAATTCTATCTTACTGCTTGCTCCATGGATCTAAACATATCATAAACAAAACGAATATAACAGATAAAGACATGATTGCACTGGATGGTTCAATGTCTGGAAAGCACTCTTTTGATTGGTACTCCCATAATTGAGTTTTGTAAGTTTTTTGATATATGTTTCTGTAATCATCTTCTGGTGATTTAGAGCAGGTAAACGGCTCATACGGAATAACGTGGTTAATGTATTCACATTTCAGCGTTTTATCATATTCTTTTCCAATATATCGGTCATTAACTTTTTTACTCACAATGAGATGCATCATTGTCGTTTCATCAACTTTAAACATTTCATATGCATTCACCCAAACAATGGACGAAATAATCACCAAATAAAACACCATTATAGTACTTCAGTTTCTCTAATTAAAATGATTGTTTTTAGCAATCAATTTTTCAAATATACTGAAAAATTGATTATTTTTAACATAAACAGTTCTTATGTTAAAAAACAATGACAACCGAAATTTGTTTATTATCAGACCTACGTGTCGGAAAACACTATAAACTAATTACTTTCCGAAATGGGATAAGAATGACGGACATACAATTGCGCAGAATAGATAGCACCTACGCAGAAGAAGCCAAAACATTAGGAAAGCTCTTAGAAATACGTCAATCTGGAAGGCCATATGACCCTGACATAATATTAAGATTTGAAATGGAAACTAAGGCAGGTAATAAAATCGTCATTGATTTTGAACCATTATTTGGATATTCTGAAGCATTCATAGAATATGAGCCAGATACAGAAGAAAAATCTATGGAGAGAACTCAGAAACGTACAAGCATATTGAAGGTAGAAATTGAAGGGAATGATTGGGCACTTCGCCCAGAAAACGTAGTGGCAACCCAGGGGATAGACCTTAGTGGATGGACAAATAAAAAAGATGATTAAGGATTATATATCTGTAATAAAAATTGATTGTTTTTTTATTACAAATTAATATAGATAAAACAATGTTGCTATTTACTGCAGTTTTACTATTCGTTTTATTAGTTTCAAATACTCAATTATTTGGTAATGTTTTCGGGGACACTAAAAATATGGGGACTAAAGCCAACTATAGCAGAACATTAATTGTTAGCAAATATCATGCAATTACCGACCATAATTATAAAAAACATTACACAAGGTCAAAACTAGCTAGAGGTTCAGCTCTCTCTAAAAAATGCAACTCAAGATGTTCTGCAAAAACTCCATGTAATAAACGCTGCCAGTTAGCAAGAGACCGTTATCAATTAGAATTAGCGAAAGCCAAATATAAAAAGGACAATGTGAAAAAGTACACATCAACTCAATTAAATCAGCGTTATTATAGCAGTCAGGTTGCAAATGGCACATGCAACTCTAGATGTCAAGCAGCCAAAAAACAATATGAAAAACAACGCATTCAATATATGAAAACATTCCATGAGAATTGTCAAAATGGCCATATCAAAAACAAAGGAACATATCACGGAAAACCACTAAGTGACCAAGGCAATCCAAGCGGGGACACGCCAGGTGATAAAACAACAATAGGTGGATATGGTGGCGTAGCTAAGGGAAGACCATTGGGTGCACCAGGTGCGGGTCAAATAAACTGGCCCAATTCTGCCAAATATAACTGGAGAACAGATTGTAAAAGTTATTCCCAAATACTGGGTTCTACAAAACCCCCAAAAATCTTTACAACATCTTCATTATTATTACATAGTTTTATACAAATTATTTAAAAACCCTAGAAGAATCAAGGAAATAAAGTCGGACCGATTTTTGAAATTGGACATTTATTTTTGTCCTTTTTTGATTTTCTGAAAATAAAATTTACAAAGGGGTCTGGGAAACCTGATTTCATAGCATAATGCTGTAAATGCCAAAATAATCATCCAAAACTGTGCTGCATAAGAATTTAAATAGTTTTGCGGAAAAATGTTTAGGCGAAAAATCTGTCAACATTCTATACTGACATTGATGACTGACGCCTATAAACCATGCTTTTCGCCAAAATTCTATTGTAAAGATTGTGATATAGGATGCAGCAAAAAGAGTGAATGGGACCGCCATGTCACTACCCGTAAACACAGAAATAAGACCGAATACTTACAAAAAACACCCGTTTATGAATGCTCTTGTGGCAAATCCTATAAACATAGACAGAGTTTATTCACACATAAACAGAAATGCAATGGTCAAAGCACTTTATCAGAAGAGAAAGAAGAGCTAAATCAAGAAACACAACCGCAACAACCATCTATTACAAATGATATGATTTTGACACTTATTGAACAAAACAAAGAGCTACAGAAACAGCTGATAGAGATGTCAAAACAGACCAATGTTGTCAATAACAATACTACAAACAATACTATGAATAACCAATTTAATTTAAATGTGTTTCTCAATGAGGACTGCAAAGACGCATTAAATATAGCCGATTTTGTAGGGTCTCTGAAACTGAGTGTGAATGATTTAGTACAAACAGGTAAATTGGGTTTTACACAAGGGATTACCCGAATATTTGTGAAAGCATTGAAGGAGCTAGATGTAAATATGAGACCATTGCATTGCACTGATATTAAACGTGAAACAGTCTATATTAAAGACCAGGATAGTTGGGAGAAAGAAGATGCTGAGAAGACCAAATTGAGAAATGTTATCAAACAATTAGCAAGTAAGAATTTAAAAGTATTACCCGAATGGCAAGCAGAAAATCCAGAATATCGTTATTTAGATACACCTGAAAATAAACAGTTTATGGAGATTTCAATAAGCTCTTTGGGAGCAGAATATAAAGATGACCAAGAAAAAATGGATGATAAAATCATACGAAATGTATTGAAAGAAGTTGTTTTAGATAAAAAGGTTGTTCCTAGTTTGAAGGTATAATGGTTGCGTTATTACTACTATTTAATTATATGATTTATAATTAAATGGCATATATTGGTGACAGGTCAAAAGACGTGATAATATTTGTTCATACGTGTAAAACCCTATATGAAGAAAGGGCAAAAGTATTGCAAGAAACATGGACACGTGGTCATAGTAACGTGATTTTTATTACAGATGACCTAGAATGCCCACATGAGAACTTTTTTTATTTGGGTGAATATAGACGTGGGTTTGACCCAATAATAATTCGCAAAATGTTTGAACTGTATCTAGAAAAGTATTCGGATTATGGTTGGTTTATGATTATGGATGACGATGCATATTTATTTGTAGATAAACTTCGGGCTTATTTGGAATACTTTGATGAGAAAGATAGTTATATGATTGGAGATGCATTGAATTGGATACCCTATGTAAATGAGCTACCAGAAATAGCATTTCAAAAGAAATTAGATTATAATGCATGGTTTTCTGGTGGTCCAGGAATAGTATTTTCAAAAACAGGTGCAGAAGAATATTTGAAAATGATTTATAGGTCTGAACAACATGGTCTAGTGGATGGAATGAAATATGGATACGATTTATGGTTGGCATATTTGTTTTATTTTGCGAGTGACCAGAAGGGTGTTAAGAGAATTCATTGCCCTGGATTTCATCAATATGGAGATGTAGATATGATTGCGAAATATCCAAGGGATAGTAAGCTGTTGATATCTATTCATTTTAATAAAAATATGGATGGATTAAGGGAGTTTCATGAGTTTGGATAAAGGTTTATAAAGTTTTATAAAGAATTATTTGTCTTTATAAAAGTAATATATTAAGTTAAATATGCAATAACAACAATTCCGCTACCGCCCACACCTCCTTGAGTAGCATTAGCACCGCCCCCTCCTCCGCCAGTGTTATTCGCTCCATTAATACGTGTTGTAGTTGTCGTAAAACCATTGGTATCAGCTGCAGTTTGAGTACCTCCAATAGCAGTACCCGATGCACCACCGCCAAATCCTCCTGCACCACCTGCATTTGTAAAGCCAGCAGGTGCACCACCTCCTCCTCCTCCTCCCCAATATATACTAGGATATTTAGAATTTATACCAGCAAGAGTACATATAACTCCATTACCACCAGCAGTTGCTTGACCATCTGAAGTTGAATCAACACCTTGAGCTCCAGCGCCACCACCACCACAATTTGAATTGTTTCCAGCAGAACCTCCTCTATTTCCTTGTCCAGCTGTTCCTGCTCCTTGGTTACCACCAGTGTATGCTCTTGAACCGCCTCCTGAACCTCCAGCGCCAGCAATATAATTATTGTATGAAGCACCAGCGCCGCCACCAATAGCAGTTTTGTTGTTAGACGTAGCGGTTGCAAAAATAGCAGTCGTATTTCCTCCAGCAAATGTTGAATTAAGTGCAACATCAGTACGTGCTGCACCACCTCCACCAACTGTAATTGTTATTGTATCGGCAGCTGTTAATGTTACTGTAGATTGAATTACACCTCCTGCACCTCCACCTCCTAGACCAGCACCACCACCTCCAGCAACGGCTAATAGAGAAAGTGTTTTTGCACCCGACATAGTAAATGTTCCATTTCCAGTGTATGTAAATACAGTATATGAACCAGATGTAGAAGTAGTAAAAGTTCCGGTGCCAGAACCAGTTCCTCCAGCAGCAGCAGTTAATGTAACACTATTAGATGCACTTGAAGCCGTAGAAGTTCCAACACTAGTTGTTTCTGTAACAGTAAATGTATAAGCTATGCCAGTTGATAAACCACCAACTGTGATAGGGCTTGACGAACCAGTTCCAGTAAACGAACCAGAACTACTAGTAACCGTATATGACGTGATTGCCGCTGCTCCGCCACCAGTATTTCCAGTAAATGTGACAGACGCACCAGTAGAACCAGATGCAGTAGCAGTACCAATTGTTGGAGCGCCAGGAAATGTGATTACTGCACTGGATGCAGTAGATGCTGAAGATGTTCCATAACTATTCGTAGCAGTTACCGCGAATGTATAAGACGTATTTGAGCTTAATCCAGATACAGCAATTGGACTTGCTGAACCAGTTCCAGTGAATGAACCAGGACTGCTAGTAACTGTATACGACGTTGCTCCCGACGCAGCAGTAAATGAAACATTAATAGTTGTAGAATTGGATGCTGTTCCAGAGACACCAGTTGGCGCAGATGGTGCTGAGCCACCACCACCACCAGTTAAAGCAGTCGCAGTAGGAGCCACAGAATAATAAACGTGGTTTGCTGGTAAATAAGATTGAATACCCCATTTCCATGCCAAATAACCCTCAATTGCCTGTTGAGTAGTACTTGTCATATCCGTGCTATAAGAATAACATAATATTTCAGCGATATTACCATTTAAATAAAATCCTGCATATGGTGGTGAAGCAGTTCCCGAACCATTATTATAAGCACCCATAATAAAATTATAAGTATTTGGTTGAGTCGCAGCAGTAACACCTGTCGCATTTGCTACCAAAGTTCCATTCTGATATATCTGTTTAGTTGCTGCTGTTCGGTTATAAATAGAACATATAATACGATATGTGTTTGCAGTGTATGTATCAGTGTAAATTAAACCAGTATCACCACCAGTTACTGTTGGCCCCATATTTATAGAACCACTTTCTCTAATAAATATTATTTTACCCGTAACTTGGCCTGCTAATGCTTTATTTAAAATGGCACCGTTAGTAGAAGCAGCATCGTTAAATTTTACAACCGAAAACATTGCAAACCCGTTTGTACTCAATGCGTAATTAGTTCCACCACTAAGAAATGTGGAATTTGCCGATGCGAAACTAACAGTAGGACCCTTAATAATACCATCTGTTACATAGGTGGGTTTATTACCTGCGGTTGCTTGTGTTAAATCACTGCCATAACCAGATTTATCAGCCCATTGACTAACTGCTCCTGAGGATTGAGTAATAGTAGTTTGGTCCATAGCATCATACCATGCGATGCATCCACGAACAGACATAGGATTAAACGGAGATAGAGTTGTTGAAGTTGGAGCGATAGAATAGTAAGGATGTGCACCGGGCAAACTGGATTGGATGGCCCATTTGCTTGCCAAATAGCCTTCAACTTGTTGGCGCTGGATCGTGGTTAATACAGAGTTATAAATAAGGATTTCGGCAACATAACCGTTCCAGTACTGACCCCCACTGTATTGACCCAATGTTAAACCTGTAAAAGTTATTGTTGTTCCGTTTTTACCAGTTAATGCGGTTCCATTAACATAAGGTATTAATCCAGTTGACGTATTGTTATTAGTCAGCTCCATTAAACATAAATTTGCTACGCTTGTTGCGGGACTATTTGTGTTTGTATCAGTCCAACCACCATTACCAGTAAAAGTTGCGAATTGTGTAACACCATTACCAGCGCCAAAAAATAAAAGTCCGTCAGAACCACCATTTAATAATCTACCATAACCATTTGATGCAGTATAACCAATAGCAAAAATAGTATAGTTAGTAGTGAATGGTATAGAAGAATTTGCCATTGATTTTGAAGTGCCAAGATTTATTCCATTTTTTCCATTTGACATTGCTGAATATGTGGGTTGCGATGCAGTTGTTGCCTGAGTAAAATTGTAACCACCATTAGATTTATCATTCCATTGAGTAACATTGGAACCAGAAAGAACGATACTAGCTGTATCAGCAGCATCCAACCATAATATGCATCCAGGAATAGCCAATGGATTATATAAAGCACTAGGAACAGGTTTACTAGATTTATAAGGATGAGTAGACGGCAAATTACCTTGTAAAGCCCATTTCCATGCCAAATACCCCTCAATTATTTGTTGTTGGTAGGTGGAAAGTTGACGATTAAACCCAACCATTTCGTAAATAGCAATGTCACGAACTACGTTATTTTGTCTATTTTCTCCAAAAACAAATTGAGTGCCAATATTATTCGCATTTAGTAAAGAATAACCTGTATAAGAAGTTGATGTGCCATTCACAGATACTACTGCAGAATTACTAGATATTGTGAAACCTACTACAGCGTTTGTACCTAGAGTTACAACACCAGCTTGACCAACTGAGATTTCACTAGGAGCACCAATACGTAGACCCACCCCTTGCGTTGTTCCATAAGAAAAAGAGAAATGATATCTTATTGTGTTACCACTACCGCCAGGCGAAGTAAAAAACAATGTATTAAAGATATCCCAACCACCCGATGGTTGACTACTATCATTTCTAGCCACAAAAAATGCTGTGGTGCCGGTAGAACCAGTAAATAATGGCATATTACTTGCCGTTTGTGCTAGCCATGCAGTGTTAGACAAGACGATTCCAGCTTGCCCATTTAACAAACTGGCAGTGTAGACAGGTTGATTGGCGCTAGTTGCTTGGACAACTGAATAACCATTAACAGATTTATCATTCCATTGACTTACTGCGGTGCCAGATTTTGTAATCGTAGTCGCATCCGCTGCATCAAACCAAAGAGCATTACCGTCAATAGATGTTGGACTAACATTATTTGCGCTCGTTGTAATAGTTAGAGTAGAAGGACCTGTGCAAGCATTATTACCATAAATTCCGAAAACAGTTACCAAATAACTAGTATTTGCCGTCAATCCAGTAAAAGTTATTGAAGTGCTTGTCGCTGAAGCAATAACGTTTCCAGGTTCGGCAATCGCAACCCAGTAACTAGGAGTACTCATTATATAGTATTTATTTATTTATTTTTCTAAACCGTTTACGAATCAAACGAATTCGTAAACGGTGATGACTAAAATAATTTATTGACAAACAAGCCAATAAATTATTTCCATTTTTTTGTGTTTATTTTTATCTAAGCCAACTCAGCAACAACCTTCTCCTTGCGAGGAGGACGAGCACCCTGGGGCTTCCTGCGGCGAACAGTGGTGAACTCACCGTCACCAGCGCTAGCGCCAGGAGCCCTGGAGTCATCACCACTGGTCTTGTATCGGCGCTGCTCTTGACGAGGGGCACGAGGGACAGCAGACTCATCTGCACCGGCAACAGGACCGTCACGAACAGGACGACTGTTGCGGCGGGTCTCGCACATGAGAGCACCACCCTTAACACCAGAGATATCAATAGCCTGAAACTCATGACCGTCAGTGCTGGACTTCACCAAACTGAACTCAACATACTCGCCCTGGACAAGGTACTTATATTGAGAGTTGGTGACACGAATTGCAGAATAGTGGATAAAGATATCCTTGCCAGAATAGTCGCCGTCGTTTACGGTAATGAAACCATAACCAGCCTTGTTATTAAACCACTTAACTTGACCCAAAAGGCGTTCTGGAAGTAAGGAGGACAAAGGAACTACAGTTGTATCTTGTTCAGAACTCATCTCTAACACGATATAAGATATATCATGGATTGCTTTTATATTTGTTTCATAAAATAATATAATCTTATATATATAATGAAACCCACAGCACCCTACCATAAAATTACATCCATTATTTTATTAATTTTGTCTCTATTACTTTCTATTACTTTAGGCACGGGAAACCTAAAAGCTATGTGGGTCGGTTCTATTTTAAGCTCCCCATCAAGCCTCAGTGTCCCTGTATTCTCTATGTAAATAATTTCTTTAATGCATTGTAATCTGGTGGTCCATCGTATCGTAAATTATAACAATAATTCAAGAAATCGTACATTTTTTGATTTATACGCAAACATATTTCACTTAATTTAGTCCATGATTTCATCTCCTTTCTCTGTTGGTTTTTATAATGTAAAATATGTATTTCTTCATAACCGTTTGGTACTGTTTCACTTTTCAAAGCATCCCGTAACAACGTGTCCCTTAGCAAAGCATCCCAAGGCAATTCCCTGCAATATAAATAAATATACAAATAACCTAGAGAAATTAGGTCGTCACGACGACTATTCGTAATTCCATCATGAACATGATAACTCACATATTTTGGTGTTCCAACAATATTTTGGGTTTCTGTAATAGGCAAGTGTTCCACTTTATCATCTACATAAAAACATGCAAATCCAAAATCAATCAAAAAAATCTCTTCATTAGATATCATAAAATTCTGTGGTTTTATATCACGATGCAATATATAATTTTTATGAATAGTTTCTAAGATATCAATACAAACACACATTATTTTATCTATCTTTTCAGGTGTCATCGGACTTTGGTTACAATAATCAAACAGAGAAATATCATAGTAAGACATCACTAGATAACTCCATAATTCATCAACACCATACCAATAAACGACTGGACTACTACGTGAGCCGTGGTCATATAAATATTTCAAAATAGTGGTTTCATTTTTAAGCAACCGAATATCACTGTTTTTCTTCTCGGTTTTAATCGCAACGCTTTCTCCAGATTTCATATTCATGCCTCTATAAACAATACCAAATTTACCATTTCCTATTTTATCCAGGATTTTATATTTCTTACCGAGAACTTTCTCATTCATCTTTATTTATTAGCCAATTTGTTTATATATTATCTGAAATATAATATATAATGAATTTGTTTAAAATGAAAACCGATGGCTTAGATGATAAAGCTGGATTCTCATCATATTTATTATTAGTTTTATTTAATATCGTTTATTTTGGGTCATTGGTTGGAATCGTATTAATAAACACTGATTATATTAACGTTTTTAATATAATAGTTCATGGCATTTTGTGTTTATTTTTAATGTATAGATTTAATCCTATGCGTAAAAATATAGAAATAAATAGGTTTGACCAAACAATCATATTCAGTAGTGCGTTGTTTTTGTTAGTCAATTTAGGTCTAATTGAGTTAATAAAAACATTTTATATTGATGGACAAAGTAAAATAAGAAAAACAATACAAAATCTAATGCAATAATATCTATTATGACAGAAAAAATAGATGTTAATGAATTGTTTGAAAATGCAATGAAAGACCCAACATTGTTTTCAACTATGGATGTTGAGAAATTATTGGAGTCTATTGAAAATGATAAGAATGATTATTTACAAAACAAGTCAATGAAAATAATAACACAAGAAATTTACAAAACTATTCAAAAATTACAATTACCAGAAAAAACCCGGTTTGAATATTGCCAGAAATTGATTGGATATCGTTTAGTAGATGATGTACATGAATTGCATGTGGGAAAACATGTGAGATGGATTCGTGAACAAGTTCTTACGAACGGACTAGCACAAGTTCTTACGAACGGACTAGCACAAGTTCTTACGAACGGACAAGTACAAGTTCTTACGAACGGAGGTATAGTAACAACAATAAAGTTCCTAGATAACGGAACACAAGTCCTATGTAAATCCAATGGCTTGCGATTTATTCAATTCAAATTTGATGAATGCATTATATTTCAAAAGATGTCTTTAGAAGAACAATTGATTATGATGGCATACGATTACATAGAAAAGACCTAACTACGTTTCTTCTTCGTAAATCTCCCAATAGGATATTTAATTTTTTTAGTGCGGGCTTTCTTATTAGCAACATAAAAAAATTCTTTAATGTAATACATCATCTTCTGGGCAACAACAATATCTGTTTCTAACATCTTCTTAGTGACGTGACTATTATTAAAAAATCCCCTTTTAAAAAATTGTCCGTATAAATAATCGGAAAACAAATACTGCTCTGTATCAATAACCGAATTTCTGCATAATTCAGAACCCAAAAACCTATCCAATATAGTTTCTGAAGAAAGGTGATGAACATAAGACTTTGGTTGAATATAATAGACATTATCATTCACCATCTCATTAAAATGTGTATTATCTACAAAGCATAATCTGGTTTTCTTAGGTAATATAGTGCATTTAATGAAATCGTTATATGATTTATTATGAGAAGTCCTTCCCACTTCCACAATTTTGTTATTGACTTTAAACGCACAAATTATCTTATCAAATAGTTCTGTTTCGCAACCGAGTTTATAATCAAAATATTTGGCGATTAATCTAGACCATTCAGGGGAGCATTGATTATTAGTATAAATATATACATTATCACACACACCCTTTCTCTTCTTCTGATATAAAAAGGCCAATATTGGTAGTATTCCATATCTAAGAAATTCAGGATATAAATCAAGTAATTTATTAAAATCAACGTTACATTGGTTGGTATGAAACGATTTTATTGAGCTCCATAGTGTTTCTAAATCAGCAAAAGAGCCTAATGTTTCATCCAGATCAAACGCAATAACTATTGGAGTTTTCTTTTTTAAATTAACAGTAGATAAAAAATGCTTTCCCTTATAGAGTTGTATTTCTTCTTCATGTATCATTACAATATATGCATAAATAAATATATTATAATATAATAATTGTGTTTACAGTCCTACACCTGTAGAGCCAAATCCCCCAGCACCTCTTTCAGTATTAGAGAGATCATGCTCATTTACGAGAACCACATAAACTGGGCAGAGTGTAGGATGGCAGACCTGAAGTAAACGTGTATTCTGTTCAACTACGTAACTGCGCGAATCGTCGTCACTTGAACGAAGCCATCTAAAAGCACCAATAAGTGAGCCACGGTAACCAGAATCAATAATTCCAGTATGATTTGCCAGCATAAGAGGAGTCTTAGAAATACTAGAACGTGGATGGACAGTGTATGCGCAAGTAAAGGGTTGGTTCTTAGTAACATCACAATAAAGCATCTCACCCTTTACTTGGAAATCAATAAACTTTGACTCTGTGTCCTCATCAAACAGAGTGTTGTCAGGAACAAAGATGTCAAAACCAGAATCAGGATAAAGAGAATTCAAAATCTTTCCATTATGTAGATCAACCTTTTGTTGATAAATACTGGTTAGTTGGTTATTGTTTGGGTTTACTGCTAGTTTTAGTATGGCAAAATTATTAGCAACACTTCGGCAATTATTGCGCAAGCTGTTGAAAACATTAAGAATTCGGTCTTCAATAGGAGTCATCGTAATAGGATAATATAACAAGAATCTTTTATATTATTTATTTTCAATTTTTCAACCTTATAGAGGAACCTTGTTGCATGTCTTTTTCTGAAATAAAATATAGGATATAATAATATTATGTTTACTCCAAAAAGTTATACTTTAATAAACAAAATGTATGACCCGAAAAAAGATATCAGAAATTATCGTAATAAAGTGCGTGAATGGTTTGAAAAAATGTCTGATAAAACAACAGACTCAGAACAATACAACTCGGTATTGGATATTATAAATAAATATACAGACATAATTGAATTAGAAGACAAGAAAGATATACCGTTTTATGAAGAAATAGTGGAGGTAATGCAACTTTTAAAGAATAGCAATATTTTGGAAGAGAAATATCCACGACATTATAAAGAGGTTTTAATAGAAGAGAAAAAGGAAAGACTAGAACTATCAAATAAGATAACTGAATAAAATCATAACAATTTTCTAAATTGTAAAAGTAGGCTCTCTTCCAATTTTAAACTGAGCCCAGCTAATCTTCTTAGATTCCACAGGCGGAATTTTATCGGCCTCGTGCAATTTGTCAATATTCTCAGCACGTTTAACAGCAGAATCAATATATAATTCCTTTAGGATTTTGCCGACCATAACGGAACCCTCATGTTGGTCAACTTTATTATCCTCAATTAATTTCAATACAGTCAATAGTTTAGTCATAATAGTCAAATCCAATTCATTAGACACCATTTTATTAAAGATATCGGTGTAGTTATTAAAAAGAAAAGGGCATTCAGATTGGCACAACTGAGAAAACTCTTCTGCAGGCATACCTACGTTGGCCATTCTTAATGTGTCAATTTTGCGCACATCATCACGAATTAACGTGCTGTGTTTTAACTTACGAATGTTTTCAGTATTGTTTTCACAATCGGATTCGTCAATAAGCTTCTTAAGATTTAGTCGGTCTTGGATGTTCAAATCGGCCATATAGATAGTATTTTATTATTTTTCTATATTCTTGATTCACTAATAATAAAAAATCTTTAGCGAATGTCCAACCATATATTTTTATCTTACAAATATGTATACTAAAATGAAATCCACAACATTTAATATCATAATATCGGTTATTGTTATTTCCGTAATTATTTTCAGTTTGATGTGTTCATGCTCTAATGTGCGCCCATATTCTCCCGATACTATTTTTTCACATGAATATCCTTACGAAGGATTTGCTAATTTGGATTATTTAAACAATGACCCCAAGAACAACGATTTATTTATAAACAACCATTTGATGGCAAATCAAAATGCTTCTGATTGCAAGAAAGTAAATGGGTTTAGCGGACTTTTCTGCAAGCCTGGAGTAGCCGATACTAAAATTGACAGATTTTCAGGAATTAAGGGAGACTCTAAGTGCTTTGGTAAAAGCTCTGGATTGTCAAATTCTACGGGAAGCTTATGTTTAGACAATGATTTGGCAACATTATTGCAAACCCGTGGCGGAAACCAAACTGGCGGCCCTGACAAAATAGGTATGTAATTACACACGAATAAATTATACAATTATTGACCTAATTGTATAATTTTATACTATTCGTTTATGTTTGGTTTATTTTGATTTTATATTACTCGGTGGAAATGTTAGATAACATATTTCACAATAAAAAATTTTATTAGACGTTTCTGGTCCAGTATCAACATCATCTTCTATAACACAATGTTCGCAATTTTCATTTAAATATTTTTTGATAGATTCAATGATTGTTTTATATTCAGATGACTGATTTTTTTGTGGTAGAGAATTTAATGAACATAATGCACTAGACATCAAGACAATGTCGTGTTGCTCCATAAAAAATATTTCTGCTAATATTATTAGCAGCGTATTTTTATGTTGTTTTTTATTACACCTTTCTCATTTCAAACGCCGATTTTATATTATAATTTGTATATTATCAAATAAAATATTACACCCTTGCCATCCTGCTCTTTTAGCGGTTATAGATAATGGTTTTCTTGGCATAATACAATTGGAATTAATATTTTCACTTTTAATATAAAAAATATTTATAATTTTATAAGATTGTTTTTCATATAAAATAATTAAATAATCTATTTGGTCATTAATATTTTTTAATGTTGTTGAATATTCACCTCCAATTGTATTGAATGTATTTTTACTTTTTATATTATTAACCTGTTTTTGAGTAGCACGTTTTGCCTTTATTTGATATTTTTGATTACAACTAATACAAATCAAATCTTTTGATTGTTCATTTGTTTTACATTTTTCAAAATTGTTATCATTACATCTAACACATTTAATATTATTTTTTATATAGTATTCACACGCCTCACCAACTATTCTACTTTCGCTTTTCCAATTATTATTTTCTTTAACTTGTGAAATAAATTTATTTAATTCCATTTTATTTATAATATAAATAAAATTATAAAAAAAAATATTTCTGCTAACATTATTGGCATGAATATTTTAAGTTGTTTTTTTATTAAAAGGAAGGTTCTAAAGGAAACCGACCCGCAGAGCTTTTAGGTTTCCTTTATACGTACATAGCTAACAAACTCTGATTCTGTTTCTCATCATTCTTAATAAGCGAATCTACGACCTTCTTGGTTACAGTAATAGGGAATGTAACCTCTAGTTCAATATCCTTACCAAATATCTTGGAGTCAGGCTTAACGAGTCTAAATAGATTCAACTTTGTATAAATAATCTCTAAACAACGCTTCAAGTTACGAACACCTGCTTCCTCGCCAGTAAGAGCACTGGTACCAATGATATACTCCAAAGTTTCATTGGGAATAATCACATCCTCCTCTGTAAAGTTGACCTGCTCACGAATCTTGGGCAACAAGTAGTTCCTAGAAATCGTGACCTTCTCCTTCGCATCATAACCCTTAGTCTGGATGCGATACATTCTGTCTCTCAAGATAGGGTTCACCTTGCTCTCGTCATTATAACTAAAGATGAACAAGCACTTGCTCAAATCAAAATCCAACTCCGCAAAATACTTATCATGAAACTGGCTGTTCTGTGATGTATCCGTAAGATGAGTCAAGATACCAACAATCTCCTCACCCCTAGGAGTATCACTGATTTTATCCAACTCATCAAAGTAAATCACAGGATTCATGCACTTGCTTTCAATTATGATTTGAACTATTTTACCCCAAGTGCTACCCTCGTAAGTATAAGAGTGACCTTCCAAGAAACTAGAATCACCAGTACCACCAAGAGCAATGAATGCGAATTCACGACCCAAAATCTTACTGATACCTTCCTTCACAAGTGTTGTCTTACCAGTACCCATAGGACCCTTGATAGCAATAGCAGTTCCCATGGCAGAGGGATTAGAAATCCACTGGCCAACCATCTGCATAATCTGAATTTTGGCATCATTCAGTCCAAACACACACTCATCTAGAGTAGTCTTGGCAGTCTCCATAAACTCATGACAGGCATCTAGACCATCATCCATTTTGACAGTGAGGTTCTTATAGGTACCAAAAGGAATACGCATAAATGTGTCTACCCAATTCTTGATTTTATAGTACTCATTGTCTCCAGGGTCCATACCACGAAGCACATTGAGCTTTTGCATGGCAATTGCCTTGAACTTAGCAGGCATCTTGGCATCCAGAAGAGCAAGACGATAAGGTCTCTCCACATTAATATGGTTATTTATTTCTTTGAGATCCTTCATAATACGGAGCTGCTCCTTGTTAGAAAGCTTTTTTCTGAAGTAGTCAATCTCATTAGTGCGCTTCTTGTCGGTGTGGATAAGCTTATGGTAGGTCTTGGCGTTCTTGGTACGAGCTTTCTTCACAAGCTTCTTGATACTGCGGTTACATTCGCTCACAGCATTACGAAGAATCTTGCTCTTGGGCTTATTTTTGAGTTGTTCAGAGAGGCTCTTCTTGGTTTCAACTAACTCCAAATACTCTTGTTCAACGTCGGTAATCTCAGTTTCTTCCTCTGTATCAGCCTTCTTTTTAATGGCCTTCTTCTTGTCTGCTGCCTTTTGTCCATTCTTTTGTCCATTCTTTTGTCCATTCTTTTGTCCATTCTTTTTAAAATCCTTGGTTGCGACAGCATCTAGAGTAATGTTTTCAGGACTAGGAGTATCAGCAAGTTCAACCTTCTCATAATTTTCTTTCATGAACATCTGTTCATCTTCACTATCACAATCTGCTTCATCTTCCTCTTCATTGTATGCACATTCATCTTCTTCTTCGTCCATTCCAAAGACAATACTGTAGAAGCCTTTTTCGTCATCGCCTGCATCTTCGTCTTCATCATCTTCATCAGATTCAGGCTTTGATTTGCGCTTGTTTCCGCGGACTGGTTTCTTGTCAGACTTTTTGGATTTGTCTTGCTTCTTGGACTTTGAATCTTTCTTGACACGCTCATCCATGTACTTAGAAGGAAAGATGCGAGAAATGAAGTTACGGAGTTCAGTTTTGTCCATAGCATCTAATTCATCATCATCTATATCCTCATCATCTAAGTCATCATCGTCTTCGTCATCATCATCGTCGTCATCACAAGCTTGCGAATCGTCGTCTTCATCATCCTCCTCATCGGATTCCTCTTCAACTACACGCCTCTTGTTTTTCTTATTTTTCTTAGAAGGAGGAACATAAGTTGAATCACTATCCTCTTCTGACTCAGAATCATCATCATCTACCCAAACTTCAGACTCATCATCAGAATCAGGCTTATTCTTCTTGAGCTTGGTGTTCTTAGTAGAACGGAGATTCTTCTTCTTGTCAGAAATACCCTTTGCCATTTTGAAATATATAAACCCTAGTTTTTAAGTAAATTAAAACAATGTTTTTCAGAATCAATTTTTTGATTCTTTTCGGAAGTCCTTTCAAAAAATTGATTATCAAAGGATATAAAAAATATCTCCATAATATTATAGGGAAATTATAATGTCGTCTCAACGATCCAGAATGAATGATTACAAACCTCCCTCCAAAATTATTGGCGTTCAATTTAGTATGTTATCACCGGAAGAGATTCGTAAAAACTCAGTAGTTGAGGTTACGTCTCGTGATACTTACATAAATAACAAGCCAATTGCTGGAGGTTTATTTGACCCAAGAATGGGTGTATTGGAGCCTGGTCTTATCTGTCCTACCGATGGATTTACCTACATTGATACACCTGGTTACTTTGGTCATATTGAGTTGGCTCGTCCAGTATTCTTCATTCAACATATCAAGGAGATTATGAAAATATGCAAATGTATTTGTTATAAATGCAGTAAGCTTTTGATTAACAAAAATCAACATAAGCATATTTTGACAAAGAACGGTTCAGACCGTTGGGATTATGTTACCGCAGCTTGTTCCAAGGTAAAACGTTGTGGTGATTCATCAGAGGATGGTTGTGGTTGTAAGCAACCAGATAAAATCAAGTTGGAGGGAATGTCAACTATATTTGCTATTTGGGAGAATATTGAGACAGATGCAGAGGGAGAAAGTAAGAAGATTACACATAAGCTAACCCCTGAGATTATATTGAAAGTTTTCAAGCGTCTTTCAGATGAGGATATTTCATTCATGGGGTTTAGTCCTTTGTGGTCTCGTCCTGATTGGATGGTTTGTCAAGTGCTTCCTGTTCCTCCTCCTGCTGTTCGCCCATCTGTCAAGCATGATGCTCAACAGCGCAGTGAAGATGATTTGACACATATTTATAGCAATATTATTAAAACCAACAAGGACCTTGCTGATAAGATTGCTAACAATGCTTCACCGAATGTTATTGAGGGATTGGTCACTGTATTACAATACTTCATTGCAATGATTGTGAACAATAAAGTCAAGGGTGCTGTTCCAATGGCGCAGCGTTCTGGTCGTCCTCTTCAATGCATCAGTGGTCGTTTGAATAGCAAGAATGGTCGTATCCGTGGTAATCTCATGGGTAAACGTGTTGACTTTAGTGCCCGTTCGGTTATTACAGGTGACCCCAATTTGTCTATTCGTCAGTTGGGTGTTCCTAAGAAGATTGCGATGAATCTTACGAAGCCAGTTACAGTGAATGACCGTAATCGTGATTTCCTGATGAAGATGATTCAGAATGGCCCGGAGGAATATCCTGGTGCTAAGATTCTGGAGCGTAAAAATGGTGAGAACATTTCATTGCGTTATGTTGACCGTGGTTCTATAAGATTGGAGAATGGCGACGTTGTACACCGTCACATGATGGATGGCGATGCTGTCCTTTTCAATCGTCAACCTAGTTTACACAGAATGTCTATGATGTGTCACATCGTAAAAATCATGAAGAAAGGTGATACTTTTAGAATGAATGTTGGGGACACAAAACCATACAATGCCGATAAATTTTCGCTGCAGTTATGCAGCGAGTTTTGATTAAATCATCAATGTTGGCAACAGGGAGCGTTAAAAGCGTGAAACTCCCTAGTGTCAGGGAAACCGTAGGTTTCCTTGATGCAAAACACCTTGTTGACGGGAATCCCCTAAAACAATCACTACCACTCCAACTTGGAAACATTTTGGAGGAACACGGTTAATAGCCGTACCCAATGGTAAAAAAGTGATTGATGAATCTATTAGACTACCAAAAAGTCTATCCATAGATGAAATGGGCAATCCGCAGTGGAGTATCTAAAGCCGTTTGGTAGGCCATGATACCCTCTCAGAGACTGCTGAGGTGTTGGTGAACAATGAAGGATTAGCCATCCTGAGTTTGCTTAAGGTACAGTCCGTCCCCACTGGAAACTTTGGGGGTGCTGCATTTATGCAGCCAAAATAAACATGATTCGTGCATGTTTATTTTGGCTGCATAAATGCAGTGACGTTTGATGGAGATGAAATGAATTTACATATGCCACAGAATGTCTTGGCAGAAACAGAGTTGAGACATCTGGCAGCTATTCCTTGGCAGATGATTAGTCCTTCTGCCAACTCACCTATTATTGGTATTTATCAAGATTCACTTTTGGGTTCTTACCGTTTCACAAGACCCAATGTAAAATTCTCACACAAGGATGCAATGAACCTACTTATGATGTTTGATAAAGTGGATCCCAAACCATTCCTAGAATTGCGTGATTCAAAGCAAGATATTACTAGTTTTGATGTGTTATCACAAATCCTCTCACCTATTACTCTTAAATACAAGACCAAATTGTTTGAAGAAGAAGAAGACGCCAACACTTCTAATAATGTTCTAGAAATCCGCAATGGTAAGTACATCCGTGGTCAGATGGAGAAGTCCGTGTTGGCTTCTACAACCAAGGGTATTATTCATCGTGTTTGCAATGACTACGGAAATATGCAGGCATCACATTTCATTGATGATTTGCAAAATGTGGTTACTGAATATATGAAGACAAGCTCTTTTAGTGTGGGTATTAGCGATTTAATTGCCAACAAGACCACACAAGATAAAATTATTCAAGTAATCGCAGAGAAAAAGCATGATGTACAGACATTGATTGAGAAGATTCATTTGGGTATCTTTGAGAACAATACTGCACAATCTAATATGATGGAGTTTGAGGGCAAGGTCAATAATATTTTGAACGATGCGAATAACCAAGCTGGTTCTATCGGTCGTAAGTCATTGAGCAAAACCAATCGTTTTGTGATGATTGTGGATTCGGGGTCCAAGGGTACCCCAATTAATATTTCACAGATGATTTCTTGTTTGGGACAGACCAACGTAGATGGTAAGAGAATTCCCTATGGTTTTGATAGCCGCACACTTCCCCATTTCAGCAAGTTTGATGATAGCCCAAGTGCACGTGGATTTATTGAGAATTCCTATATCTCAGGCCTCACTGCTCCAGAGCTGTTCTTCCATGCTATGGGTGGTCGTATTGGTCTTATTGATACTGCTGTTAAGACTTCACAGACAGGTTATATTCAAAGACGACTTATCAAGGGCTTGGAGGACCTAAAAGTAGAATACGATATGACAGTTCGTAATAACAAGGGTAAGATTATCCAGTTTGCTTATGGCGATGATGGTTTTGATTCTACCCGTGGTGAGAACCAATCTGTTCCTCTAGTCAGCATGACAACTGAAGAAATTTATTTGCATTATGATATTGCTGGAATTAATGATGAGCATAACAATTTGTTAAATATTTATAGCAAGGGAACTCAATCAAGACTCAAAAAACAACGTGCTGCAACCAAGGAAATCTGTCAAAAGTATATTGATAAGATGATTGAAGCCCGTAAGAATGTGATTGAATCCGTGTTCAACAATAAGAATGACAACAATGTCACTGTTCCTGTGTCATTTCAAAACATTATTGCCAATGCTCAAGGCCAGCTCAATTTGAATTCTAATTCCATTGTTGATATTACTCCGTTGGAGGCGTTTGAGCTTGTGGAGGAGTATTTTAATAAGCTACAGCGTTTGACATACGTGCAACCTAAGTCATTGTTTGAGGTTCTCTACTTCTATTACTTGAATCCCAAAGATTTGTTGGTAAACAAGCGTTTCCATCGTGCAGGTTTAATTATGATGTTGGAGAACGTGGTTTTGAGATACAAGCAAGCCATTGTTCATCCCGGTGAGATGGTAGGTGTGATTGCTGGTCAATCTATTGGTGAGCCAACAACGCAATTGACCTTGAACACTTTCCATTTGGCTGGTGTGTCGTCTAAGTCTAATGTGACTCGTGGTGTGCCAAGAATTGAGGAGATTCTCAGATTGACCAAGAATCCCAAGCACCCTTCACTCACTGTTCATTTGAAGCAGATTGATGAGGCTGAACAAGATAAGGCTACCAAGTATGCAAATATGTTGCAACACACCAAACTTGTAGATGTTATCAAGTCTGTTCAAATCTGCTTTGACCCTAATGACAAGACAACTACAGTTGTTGATGACCGCATCCTGATGGAACAATTTTATGAGTTTGAGGATATGATGGAAGATTGTTTGGAATCGGAATTGGACACCAATGTCCAGAAGTCCAAGTGGATTATCCGCTTGGAGTTGGATGCGGATTCTCTTCTAGATAAGAATATTACAATGGATGATATTCATTTTGCGATTACAAACAGTCATGGAAATGATATTTCATGTGTTTATTCGGATTACAATGCTAACAATTTGGTATTCCGAATCCGTTTGAACAGCAGCATTTTCAACAAGAGTAAGAAGCAGAAGGGTATTGCGGATACATTGGACCAATCCGATGAGATTTATATGTTGCGTAACTTCCAAGAGGCTCTTCTCAACAATATTGTGCTTCGTGGTATCAATGGAATTGACAATGTGAATCCTCGTAAACTCAAGAATAATGTTAGTCGTGATGAAGGCAAGTATGTTGCAAAGGATGTATGGGTTCTAGATACGACTGGTAGCAATTTGATGGAAATATTGGCCATGGATTTCATTGATGCGAATCGCACATACAGTAACGATATCAAGGAAATCTTTGATGTGTTAGGTATTGAGGCAGCTCGTCAAATCATTTACAATGAATTCTTTGAGGTGATGGAATTCAGTGGTGTATACATTAACTATCATCACTTGAGTTTGTTGTGCGACCGTATGACATCTACAAAGGGAATGGTCTCTATCTTCAGGTCTGGTATCTTGAATGATGATATTGGTCCTCTTTCCAAGGCAACATTTGAGGTTCATACGGAAGTCTTGTTGGATGCTTCTAGACATGCTGACTTTGACCATATGCGTGGTGTGTCTGCGAATGTGATGATGGGTCAAATGGGTGTATTTGGAACAGGTTGTTTCCAATTGGTTTTGGATATGGAGAAGATGAGAGATTTGGAGGACCAGCCCGTAGATACTACGGATTCCAATAAGGAAATTGAGAAGATGTTTGGTAAGATGGATGACCAAACCGACGTTTGCTCAAAGAACAATATTGAGATTAATAATAATTTGGCAGCGATTAAACCTGTAGATAATGATGAATGCACAGATGATAATTATGATATTGGATTTTGAAACCCTCCCTTCTAAAACTTCCTTTTAATTTATTTTTTATTATGACTTTTTATAATAAAAAATTAACGGCAATGTTTTTTTGTTTTATTGTTACGTCTTCTAGTTCCTCCTTTACCGTAACCTTTACCTTTACTTGTACTGCTAGCTCTAGTACTAGCTCTAGTACTAACTCTAGTACTAACTGGTTTAGGTAAAATTTTAGCACCTGTTTTAGCCGCTACGCTTTTAACCGCCCTGCTTTTAGCCGCTACGCTTTTAGCCGTCTTCGTTTTTGGAACAATACCCAACTTTGCATTGAACCAATCCTCAATATTTTCAAGACGAATTTTACCAAGACGAATATCATAAATTAAATCATAAACCAGTCCGGGAAAGAAATTCTCCGTTTTTTCTTCATAATATTCAGTAGAATAGTCCGCAAAAACAGAATAACTTTCAATGATTTGATACAAATATGTCATCAATATATTGTTTTTGATAACGTCGCAACAAGAGCCATATGTAGTAGTAACCTGATATAAAGCTTCTCTAATCTTTTGTTTTTGTTCTTCAAATGTAATAATTTGTTGGGTTGGTTGTTTTGGAATAGGACCGACCAATTGTTGTATCTTATGATAAATAAGATTCTTAGCTGAAAACATATCTTTGCTATCATATTGCTCAATTACTATAAACAATTGACTGGCTGTTAATAGATTTTTAATAGTTGAGTTCATGAAGCATGTTGCACATTGTTCTCTAGGTATTTCTACAGTTAAACCAAAGTCAAATAATTTAACATTACCAGCAACAAATCCAATATTCCCAACGTGACAATCCTGGTGTAAATAACCTTGATGCACCATTCCTTCTATCGCAGTTATCAATTGTTGTTGATGTTTTTTATTTCCAAGTTCATGCCCATAATCCCCTTTCCAAACAGAAGACAATTTATCCATTACGTAGTAACCATATAGTTGACGAGATGTTCTATCTTCGCAAAACCATGATTTATATATTTTTGGAGCAACACCTAAATCTCCGAGTTTAATTCCGATATTAACCTCATTAATAAAATCGCTTTTTCCTTTTGGGTTCATAATTGTAATTTGTTTCAATACATATTGTCCACTAGCTGAAAGAGCACCTGCTATGGCTTCATTTTGAGCACCAGGCTTTAATTCATATGCTATTCCAAAATCACCTCTTCCCAATTCTCCTTTTATTTTTAAACCATCATAACATTTTTCAGGACTATCTACTATATGTTCTTGAATCATGTATCTATAATATAATAATAAAATTATATTACGATGAATATGAAAATTATAGTTTTTATTGACGAAATGATATAGAAAAAATAAAACACTATATATTGTCCCGGGTTTAGCTCAGTGGTAGAGCTTTTGACTGTAGTAGTTTGCCGATATCAAAATGTCACCTGTTCGATCCAGGTAACCCGGAAAAGAATACGAAGTATTTGGAAAAAGAATACGAAGTATTTGGAAAAAGAATACGAAGTATTCGGAAAAGACCAACCAAAAAGCGTTAATGGTGTAGTGGTAACATGTAACCCTTCCAAGGTTGAGCTGAGGGTTCGATTCCCTCTTAACGCAAATATTTATAAGTTTTTTATTACGAAACTTATAAACATTATTATTTCTCTAAATTCTGTTCCCCAACCGGAACCTTATTAGAGAAATTTTGATAAAACCCACTATTTTTAGAAGGTGCCGCAATTTCATAAGTAACGTTCTTCGCATATTTATTGTTCTGAAAAGGCACTAAATCATCAAAATATTTGTCCGTCATAACAGAATTCAATAACAACACTTCATCCTCATTGATACTATAATCCACATTAGATATATTCAAATAACGCTTATTATCTAACATAAATAAACGAATGCGCTTGTATCTAATTAATTCATCGCAAACCCGCATAAAATAAAATCTATCATTATCTGTTTCTGGATTAATTAAATTATTTTTGGGAAAACAAGCTTTGCCGTGGCGTTTTAAGCAAAATGATTTAACATCACAAGACCCAGAATTACAATTAGATAATTCACCAACCTTTTGTTTTATCTCTTCATCAATATCTGAAACAAAGCTAAATGCGTTTTGTGTTAAATGTCTTACCAATATATCCAACTTTTTCATTTTCAATGAATACAAAAACTTAGGATTGTCTAGCACATGAATGACCTGTTCACGGATTTCTCTATAATTATAGTCGTTTAATAAATTTCGTATTTCGGTTCTAAATGCTCCGTAAAATTGTGTTTCTAATCTAATATTACGAACAGTATTCACACGTAAGTCATCTTGTTTTTTGCTAGTTGCCAATGTAAGGTCTAGATTACTACTTAGACCATTAAATACTGGTAGACCATCTTCAAATGTATCTGCTTCTGGTCCTGTTATTTGAACTAACTGATTTGTTTCCGTTAAAATGCCCACAATCATTTCGTCCTCCATAACTTTCATCATGGGTTTACATAAAATGCGGCCACTAGAATCAGAACTTATTTTATTGAGTGTATCACGACTTGTTGCGTAATCTGACCATTGAACTGTATTCATAAATATAGTTTCTATATTGGTGATTTGGCGAGATGGGTAGCAGGGTAAATAAACAGTAACCTGTTCTTGTGTTTCCACCATAAGTGCAATTACTTTGCCATTGTAATTTAATACCTGTTTTTTTACCGTCAATCCAATATCACTTGCGTTTTTCATTAAAACATCAATCGGTACGTTTTCTTTGTATGTATATGTTCGGGGTCTTGTCTGCATTGGTTTACATTTTCTACCCGATGTTTCAATTACCATATTAAGAACCTTGCGTAGAGTCTTTAATTCATCGGTGGCAGTCATATTCATAAATATTTTAATAGTTTCTTCAGATATCTTTGTTTTGGTATTTTCTTTCTCCTTTCCTTCATATAAATAAATAGGTTCGTAGAAATTATCATGTTTTAACACCAATATTGTGCCTCGGTCTTTTAAATAAACATTGGATGAATATGCATTTGTGGGACACAATAAATCAATATTATCAGTGGCATCATTATACAAAATTTCCATAATCACTAGATTTACTCCACCCTCAAATAAAACAGATTCTTCAGATGAAATAATATCCCATAAATAGGTATGGTCAATGATGGCGTCAGGGTCGCTCAAGTAGTTTTTAAAGTTCTCAAAAGAAGAAATAGATTCCTTTAAAAATGCATATTGGGATGGGTCATATAAATCTATTTGACTATAGAAAAATGTGTTTTTATAATTTTCTACTGAAACATCATCCACCGTGTATTTATTGGGTTTAAAAATAGAAGTCATTGAGCCATTATGTAATTTCAAATAATCATCTAATGTCAAAAGGGCAACTATTTTTTGACGCATCTGCTCAATAGTTAATAAATTAATTTCAGAATAACTGCTGTAAATATCCGCAATTACACCGAGAAAGGATTGATGTGGTGATTGTTCAACACCATAACGTAGGAGAGGGCGTTTACCAGTTTGAATATACACGACGCCTCCATTGTTCAATGCATATTTACTGTTTTTAGTTCGTAAAAATTTCTCAACGGGAAGTGGTAAAAACCCCCAGCGATATTGAGGAACTGGATAACGATCTATACCAAATACATTGTTTTTACTCTTTTGCTTTTTCTTTTCTTTCTCTTTCTTTGCTTCGTCATCTTCTTGGGGTTTTACTAATCCAACAGCTTCTTTATCTTGTGCACCTTCTTTGGGTACAGACTGAATAGAAATCTGTGATTTTTTACCATCAGGTCCTATTTTATCAGTATTTACATCAACTAGTCCGCATTGTTGACGCCTAGCTTGTTGCTGGCTTAATGCTTTGCCTTTTGTTGCCCATGTATTGTAACAACAGGGCAAACACAGTTTAGGGTCAGGATGTGAATGTGGTGGTTTAAATCCAGGGGAATGATAAACATATTTACCATTTTCGTCTTTGTGATATTTGGGATCAGTAAATTCAAAAATAAAATGATCTGGGGGTGGTGGTTTGGCATTATCAGGTATGATTTTGCCACCACATTCACCACGGTTTACTTCATCTTCAGTCATAGGTTTATTTGTTTTTAAACACCAGAATCTTGGACAGATATACCAGAATTGATTTTTAGGGTCTGAACCATATTTGATAGCATTAGTGTAAGCGCCTGAATGTTCTTTATCTATTTCGGTTTTCTCTTCATCTGTCAAAATAACCGGTTGCAAACTACCATTTGCTGGACAAATGCGTGAATAAGAAACAAATTTGCCTTGGGGTTTTGTAAGTATTAAATTGGGCTCTTTCTCTTTCATACGTTTAGTAAAGATATTGGATTTTTCTTCTTTTGCTTTACTCGCACCGCTTTTAGCCCCTCCACTCTTTTTTTTATTTGAACTATTTTCACTAGAACTAGCAGACGGCTCTTCTGGTAAATAACCATCTTCTTCTTGTTCCTGTTCCTGTTCCTGTTCCTGTTCCTGTTCCTGTTCCTGTTCCTGTTCCTGTTCCTGTTCCTGTTCCTGTTCCTGTTCCTGTTCCTGTTCCTCCTCATCCTCTTCTTCAGGCAAATATCCTTCAGTTTCTTCGCTTTTAGATACAGACTCAGGCTCATCTGTAGAAACAGACTCGGGTTCTTCTGTAGCAACTGGTTCTGTTACTGGTTCTGGTTCTGTTACTGGTTCTGGTTCTGATATTGGTTCTGTTTCCTCTTCAACGTCAGAATCAGAACTAGATTCTGAGTCCGAATCGGATTCAGAACTAGATTCAGATTCTGACACAACACCTGTCTCAAGAATTTCACCATCATCATCTTCATCATCTTCACCTGGTAAATATTTGTCTTCCTCATCACTTTCTTCTTCACCATCAACAAAACCTTGTGTAAATACAACTGGCTCAACAATTGTGGTTTTCTTATTTAAAATAATATTTTCTATTTTATCTTCGTCGGCTTTATTCATTTTGGAACATAACAAATTCATTTTACCAATTAAGCTTGCAGGAATATCCTGAGATTGTATTAACATTCTCAAGATACTATCCATATAAATGTGTATAATTTCAATAAACTCTATTGCGTTTATTTGGTCAACCTTTATCTGTAGTTTATTATCAAACGGAGATTTATAAATAGAAACAGGAAAACCTGGATTGTCTACAATATCAACTTGCTTATTTAAAAATTGACCGTGTATTCTCTGGTGCTGATTAAAATAATTAACTATTTCAGCCATGGCGGCATCCCTGGATAATGAAAAATTTGTAGACAAGTTCTCTATAATCTCTGCTTGACTATTAGTTCTTTTAAACACTTCGGTGATAGTAGATGCAATGGCATTCATTTTTTGATAATTGTCAACACGAATAAAATTCAATACAATTCCTTTACTAACATCCAAATCTGTATCCATAACATCAAACATACTGGTTAGACAACCCAGAACCTTCTTAAAATTAACTGTCTTGCTTTCAATAGAAGATTGATACTTTAAATTTATAACTTCAATATTTGGCTCAGTTAACTTATCAAATCTGCGCATTTTATATCCAGATTTTGCCAATGTTTTATTTATTTTAATAATAATAGGATTAACTACATTGTATATAATTGTTTCTACAGCCTTCACTGAAATAGGAGTAATCATATTTGAACGAACACAAATATTACCATTTGCGCTAAGTTCAATAAAAATATCCAACAGCTCTTTCTTAAAAGTACTATACTTAATATAAAAAATTATTTGATTTTGTTTTTTGTTGTCTCGTGATATCGTATTTATTGTTTTCTTAGGCAACCATGGTATTTTTCGCCCATCTTTAGATGTAAATTCTGAATAAAAACGGAACATAACTTCACGCCGTTTACCAGGATTATATTTTATCATAGGCGTAAATGGATAATACGGGCTATCCGACCCCCCACTTGCATGAATTTGTTTAAATATAATATCCAATGGAATAGGGATTTCTATTTCAGGGTGAATGACAATATTAAAGTCAGACACTCCCATTTCAATATAATCCAATTCACTCTTTTTACTATTATGAATATTATAAAATAAATCTACAGTATCATGCAATTGAAATGTGCCGGGTTTTAGCAACGTATTATTATTTGCAATGAATTCTTGCTGTTTCTCCATAAATCCATCTTTATTAGTTACATCAGCCTTATATAAAAGTGGGAAGTAGAGTTCAACTAAGAAAGAATGGTCAATTGCTAGTTTTTCTACGGTTGAATCATCTGCATAAGAATAGTTTGCGGCGTCTGCATAATCAAGTACATCACCGGCTCTGCAAACATAAATTACATTATCTGCAAGCTCGCCGTAGTTCAAAAGCAACTGATTTTCAAAAGTATATAATTCGTTGTTTTTTGCCATTTGAAATGCAGGAATAGGGTCGTCTTTTCTCAATTCAACATCATATGGGTTACCTGAAAATAACAAGTCATGATAGGTTGCAAAACGTTGTCCAAGGGGAATTGACACCTTATATTTATCTGTTTTATTAATATATTTTGTAAAATCCTCATAATAATAAGCGGGTTTTTCCATTGCGATAAGCTCGTCGTAAAATTCGCTTTTTAATTGAATGTTTATGGCAAATTGCGACATGAGTTTACCATTGAACAGTCCTTTCTGTTGGTCAATCACTTTAACATGGTCAACTGTCAAATATCTCTGACCAAAAATATAAAGTTCTTCGTAGCAGACTTCGTTTTTACCAAGCTCATGTATTATCTTTTTCTTTATAGTACGGATAGTATCATCTTTATGAATTTGTTGAGAACTATTATGAAATTCTGGTTGCGGATTTATAGCATCAAATATCGCACGTTCACCATCTTTGCTAAATAATTTTTGTTTGATTTGTTCATCTGTCATAGGTGTAGAATTACCATTAAAAACAACATACTTGGATGGAATACCTTGTGAATTCAACAAACATAATATATATTTTTGGCTCTCTGGAATTTCTATAGTTTCAGAAATGGGTTCCACTGTTTTAGATTCCATGACGTATATACAATAAACTTATAAAATATGTAAGTTTTTTATTCTTTATATTATTAAATGAAAAAGGCATTATTAATTGGAATAGATTATATTAAAAATCCTGAATATTATTTGAGAGGATGTATAAACGATGTTATTGTTGTTCGCAATATGCTAATAGATGCATACGATTATAATGCGTTTGATATTACAATTATGCGGGATGATTCGGGTGATTTTATAGCACCCACAAGAACTAATATATTACGTCAATTAGAACTTTTGTTTTCCCAAAGCGAAAATTTAGAGGAAATATGGTTTCATTACAGTGGTCACGGGTCTCAATTACAAAATCAGAATCGTGAAATGAAACAAATTATTATACCGTCTAATTATCAAGAAGAAGGTGTAATTCAAGATACCGAATTGCTTCAGTTAATACAACAGATATCAAATAATTGTCGTGCAATTATGGTATTTGATTGTTGTCATAGCGGTACTATATGTGATATGCCATGGACGTTTGAATATACTAATGCAAATAGTATGGAAACACAAACGCTTGTAACACACACACTGGCAACACACACTAATCCTATTGAAATGTCCAATCCAAATATTTATGTTTTCAGTGGTTGTCGTGATAATCAAAAAAGCTCGGATTCAATAAACACATTAGACCAATCAATAGGTGCTTTCTCAAATGCACTAGTAGAATCATTAAGGGCCAGTCGTCATAACATAAGTGTTATGGAGTTGTATAAAAATACATGTATTTTTTTATTGAAAAATGGTTATAGTCAAAATCCTGTGTTATCATCAAGCACAAAGACACCGTCCTATATTATTAGGAAATCATAAACTTTTTACACCATTTCGCATCGAAAATGCGCAATGTAACGTTGCCTTTTCACTAAAATCTGCCCATTTCATGGGCAGATTAAATGAAATAAGGTGTAAAACAATAAAATAAAGACATTATGTTATTATTTATTATAATGGGAGTTCATTTCTCAAAAAGGAAGCGTTTGTTAAATCAAAGAAGATGTCCAAAAATAGCAAATGAAACATTAAGAAGAAGAATAATGTTTGACTTAAAAAGAATGCACAACTGTTTGAATGAACTAAAAGAAGACGTTCACATAATAAAAAAAGAAATATCAGAAAATAGTAAAAATAACGAAAACAATAATTATACATCATAATAAGGGTTGTCGTGTATGCTCATGCCGCAATATTCACGTTTATCTTTTTTATAGTCTACAGGATTGTGGATACCCGCTGTTTTGGCGTTCTCCAATAGAAATTTGAAATTCTCCCAGAATTCACTCTTATGTCCAATAGATTTTGTCATAACATGAGAAAGTTCATGAATCGCCACAAATGTAAGGGTACTTTCATCTATTAGATTATCATTTTCTGATTTAGATTTATTTAAACAAAAAGCTAATTTCTCGCCCTTGTTCTCACTATACGCAGTGTATTCACTTGTAGGTAATGTTTCAACAATCTTTTGTGGGTTGTAACCAGCAACAAGGCGTTTAACACGCTCTTCATCAGGATAATTTTTATTCATGTATTTAACTAATGATTTACACTTATCAGTTACGGTTGCGAGTAAATCAGCAGCAGCTTGTAATTTTTCGCGCTCACGAACACAATATTTATTACCATCCACATTAGATATAATACATTTTAATTGAAATCCTTCAGAGTTTATGTAATACATATATCCGCATGTAGATAAAACAAACACAATGAGAAAATAACCTAAAGCATCGTATTTATCCATGACTATATAAATACGGTGTATTTTAATTTTCTTATATTTTTTAACGTTGTCTTTTATCTTTTTTACACCTTGGAAAATTATAATAGGTGTATATGCTTTCACAACTTGTTGTTTCATGCGACTTTTACATCTGTTGCGTTTTTAACGACGAGTTTTTTTCTGCAAAAAATATAAAGTTTCAACCGCTACTTTATACTATGCTGTAGCCAAAAAACTTACCTTTTTTAACTATATCTTTATCTATAAAAGCTTGTCCAATTGCTTCGTCAAGTTTACATAATTTTAGAATAATAGCGTTTTCAAACATTTTTTTTAAGTCTTCTTTATTATATTTTTTTATATCTTCTGCTAGTTTGTTTGTTAATTCTTTTGTTTTTATTGATCTTATTGCGTTTATTGCTATGCTTATTCTAACGTATTTGTAATGTATTAGATTTTCATCTAACCCGTAATTTAAAAAAGTAACAAGGTCAGTTACCTTTTCATCTAACCCGTGAGTATTAGCTGGATCTTCCATTAGGCCGTTAATTTGGTCCCGCAAAGTTACCCTTTCGTACTCTTCAGTTTTCTTGGTCAACTGATAGTTATCCGCCTTTTCTTTCTTCTCTATATCTCTCTCTGTCTTGTAGTCTTCTCTAATCATATCCATCTGTTTTCCTTTTTGTTCCCGCCGAAGAATACGTGCATTTTCTTCTTCTTCCAATTTTTTCCGTGCTATCCTGTGTTCTTCTTCCAATTTTTTCCATGCTCTCTTGATTTCTTCTTCTCCTCCCCCCCTTCTCTTAATTCGTCTTGTTTTTCTTGAATTGCGTCTTTTCTGTTTACCTGCGGTTCTTTGTCGTTTTGAAGGCATTGTATATATAATGTATATAAAATATATTTTAATTTAGATCCTTCAGAGTTTGTGTAATAGATATATCCGCATACAGATAAAATAAAGACAAAGAAAAAAATACCTAAAGCATCGTATTTATGCATAACTAAATAAATACGGTGTTTATTCTTTCACAACTGGTTGTTTCGTGCGACTTTTACATCTGTTACGTTTTTTCACGACGAGTTTTTTCTGCAAAAATATAAAGTTTTAACAGCTACTTTACTATACTGTAGCCAAAAAACTTACCTTTTTTAACTATATCTTTTTCTATAAAAGCTTGTTCAATTGCTTCGTCAAGCTTACATAATTTAAGTATATTGTCGCTATTAAATATTCTTTTTAAGTCTTCTTTATCTACTTTTCCTATATCTTCTGCTAGTTTGTTTGTTAAATAGCTTCTTTCTCCTTTATCTTTTATTGTGCTTATTGCGTCTATTGCTGTGCTTATTCTAACGTCTTTGTCCGTTATCAAGTTTTTTATTAAGTTTTTATCTAAATCTTCATTTAAAAAATCAACAAAGTTTTTATTTGTTACTTTCATTTCGTTCGGAAATTTCGTTTTAAACTTGTCAATAACATTATACAAGCGATGCTCATGAACCAGGGCCTCCCTACCCGCGTCTCTATCTTCCTTTATGATGTTTTCTCCTCCCCTTCTCCTAATTCGTCTTGTTTTTCTTGAATTGCGTCTTTGTCGTTTGCCTGCGGTTCTTTGTCGTTTTGAAGGCATTTTATATATATATATATAATACATTTTTACATGGAAACATGGCCAAGGAAATTGCTTAACAATTTCTGGCCGAATAAATATATATGATTAAATTCATATGTATTTGTAAGTAATGTTATTGCATTACATTAAAAATAATTATTGATCTTTCTCATGCTTTTTGGCAGGATGGGGAAGTCCGTCCATGCCCTCCTGGCGCATTGGCATACCCATAGTCATGGACATACGCCAGACAAATCCGGCAGTGAAGTAAAGGACGACTGCGAAAACAAGAGAATGGACGCCAGCAACCATAAACTTGCTACCATTGGAAGGTAAACGCAAGAGAACACCAGGAGAGAGAACGAAGAATAGAATAGCGGAATAGATCGCAACAACAAGATTCATTATATATATCTCACAGAAAAAATATGAACCTCCTAAATAATTATAGTAGAGTTTCACATTCTTTTTTGACCTTGTCTAAATTCAATGTTTTACTATTTACAACACAGACACACATATTTTGTGGAATAATATATTGGTTTATAACCCCATTCAAATCCGCCTTGGTAATATTATGATGGTAGGTTTTTATAAATAATACGGAAGCCATTTGGATATGTATGATGTAAAATTGGCATACTGATTACTTTTCCTACTATATCTATATCAAAAAGTAGTATTATAACAATTGTTTCTTATAATACTATTGAGTAAGTTATTTATTTGGCTCCTTGACCAATTTCTAAGGGAACACGGCCCAAATCTGGCTCAATTGTGCTTTGGTTCCAGGGTCCAATATCGGACTTTTGGATGACGGGGTCAGAACGCAATTGGAGGTTGGGGTTACGAAGGGATTGACCGATGGTGTCAAGACCGATGTGGTAACCAGCTTGCAATAAGTCAGGCATTAAGATATCACCACCATTCATTGTGTTTGGGTTTAAGGCGGACCATTGACTGTTGGAATCCTTGGGCAATAAGTCAGAAGGGTTAGCAACGGCTTGAGCAGAGTATCCAGCAGGAACAGAAGCAGAAGCACCTTGGCTGGGAGCGCTAATTACCGAAGGTAATACGGGAACAGTTGGCTTTGTAGGAGCACTGACACCAGCGTCAGCCATATTATCATAAATGTTCAATTTAGAACCAGAATAGGCAAAAAGAGCCCATGCAAGAACTAAGAATATAATCAACACTAGAACTCTTTCTTTGGTGAAAAACTTGGAAAGTCCACTTATGATCTCTTTGAACATCCTTATTATATATAAACGGATGATAAAAATATTTTTACAATTCGTTTTTAAATTTGCTAAATAATTTGGCTATTCGTCTAGAGAATTTTCATCATCATTGTTATCTTCATTTTCCATCTCTAAATCACTATCATCGCTATCATCAACATCATTAATCATATATGTGTTTTTTATTCGTTTTGCCTCTAAATATGCCGAAAGTGCTAAATCTCTAGCTACCTTGGCCTTTCTCCTAGCTTCACGATACATTTCATAATAAACATCGTTGCGCTTTTTAATTTGTAATGGTTCGGATTCTGGCAATTCTTCTAAATCAAAATCTATTTCTTCCAATCCATCTTCAGATACATGAATCACCTCTGTGATAATGTTGTTTTTTATAGGCTCTTCTTTAACTTCTGGTTCGGACTCTGCTAATACTTCGGTTTCTGTATTAATTAATGGTTCTTCAGCAACTGGTTCTTTCTCAATATTTTCTAAAGATTCTTCGGGTTCATCAGAAGTTTCAATCAACACAATGGGTTTATGTTCATCCAATTCTTCTTCTTTATTATCGCTATCATTTATGGGAATAAATTCGGGATTGCTACTAGACTTTATAATGCATTTCTCAAAAGGATTTGTAGGTTGGAGAACCATCATTTGCTTAAGGTCAATTTCAATCTGGAAGCTACGGGATGAGCACTTAATCCCTTGTATCTCAACAATAGTTACTACATTTGTGTTATCATTAATAGATTCCATGTCTACTTCGCTCTCGTTTTCGTCATAAATCTTTAATGCTGGTTTGTTTAATACGGTGTTAACGTTTACACGTGCAATATAGTATTTACCTGACTTATACAATTTAAGAGGTGATGTAAAATAGTTTTCAATATCATGTAACTCCATTTGCCCGTCAAACCATTTATCACGGTTTTTATAAATATACTGTTGGCAATGATTCTCTAAATTTTCCATCCACCGTATGAAATTCTCATTTTCATTTGTGAACATCAAATCACAAGAAAATTTTTTACCAGCCTTAGTAAACCCCTGTTTTGTTTTGCATTTAGGAGGTTGTATGTAAAGAGGACCATTATTTACTAAACAACGTGAAAAATAGTTACCTCCAGAAATTAAACTTGGTTTTGTGAGAACTAATTTACTAAAATCAAAAGAGTCGTTTGTATCGTAAATCTCCATCAAAGTTACTTATATTTTGTGAACAAAAATATAAATAATTGTAGACGCAAACAATTACGTTTATATGCAGAGTTTATTCTATGACAATTTTGTAATTATGATATGAAAAGCATTCGGGATACCTGTATAGAATTCTTTCAAAATGAAGATACTCGTAAAGATATGAAGGAGATATTAAAACCCTTAGCCAATATAGTTTATAATGAAGTTTATTTATATTTGTGGTTGTTGTGTTTTTATAACCTATTTTTATTTTTTATAATTTTAGCAATATTAGTTCTATTATTAAGGGTCTCTGGTCAACTTATGAATTTTAGCAAAATTAGTGGAACATGCACTCAAAAAATAAAATGTGAATAGATAGTATAATGGCCAAAGGAAGACATTCAAGAAGACGTGTCCATAGGCGTCGCAGTTCTAAAATGATGATAATGGGTGGTGATGGTGCAGCTGACCATGCTATAAGTACATACGGTGGAATCGGACAACAACATCCTGTTAGTGCAACTAACCATACAATTGCAATGAGCAATGGTTCGGTTATTGTACCTGCTGTAGTTAAGGGTGGTGCTCCTTTATCCCCTGCTATAGTAACTGGTGGTGCTGATTTAGCTCCTGCTCAATACAATGGTGGTGGAATTATCACTGACGTGGCTGTTCCTGCTGCTTTGATTTACACAAGAAACCTAATGGCTAAGCGCAGATTACCTGGGTTCCCTCGTTTCTCAATGAGAAAGTCTCGCCGCCATCGCAGACGCAGCAATCGTAGAGGCAGACGCTAAGAGTTTTATCTAAAATTATATTATTTAGTTAATATTATAATTTTTACCTATTTTAACCTATTGTTTGCTGCTGCTTTTACTATTTTAAAAAGTTCTTCACGTGTAAACAAAGGAGAATTTATTTTACTTCTTAGTAATTTAACAGCAGTTTCTACTTTGACTGGTTCTATTATTTTTAATAAAAATTCTTTAATTTTGTTTATTAAAGTTTCTTTTAGTTCGGATGTTAAACCGGAAATTACGTGAGCCTTTAAAAAATCACTAAGTGATTTAAAATCAATGTTGTTTTCACTATTGTGAGGTTCATCTTCAAAAACCATTTCAGAATTGTCGGGTGGAAGGCCACTTGGTGGACCTCTAAGAGAAGAAGGTAATTCTGTTGGCTCTAGTGACGTATCAATATCAATATTATGTGAGGGTAAATTATTATTAGAAAAAACCGGGTCTTGCCAAACACTTGAAGATGGACCTTGATGTTTTAAATACGGATGGGATTGTACCGGATTTAATTGATTTTTCAATACAATGTTATGACCAGGTGCAAGGTTATGACCAGGTGGTGGGTTAAATCCATACGCAGAAGACGCAAGCAATCCTGCAGCAGCAGTAGCGATGAGAGATTTAGCCTTGATTCCGCCCTTAGTTTTCTTAATAGTCCTACGATGAACCCTCTTCTTTTTTTTCAATAACTTTCTCTTTTTAGTAATGTGTTTTCTAAATTTATTCATTATATATTTACACTATATATTATGAGCAATGAAATTACAGTAAATCCAAAAGCACAATTTATTGAGGATGTTAAGAAATGGGCAACACTGGATAGTCAACTTAAAATAGTAAATGAGAAAACCAGAAAGATGCGTGATATGAAACATGAGTTATCTGAAAAAATAACAACATATATGTCGGAAACAAATAATGAAAAAATTAAACTAAGTGATGGAGAAATAAGACTTTATGAGAAAAAAGAATATTCACCGCTTACATTTGGTTATATAGAAAAAACTCTAGCAAATATTATTCAAGACAAGGAACAAGTAGAGTATGTTGTTCAATATTTAAAAGAGAATCGTGAAATAACAACTTCACCTGAAATTAGGAGGATAATTGTTTAGGTAAAATGTTTGTATAATGTATATGCCTCGTTCAATTAAAAAGTCTAGACGTTCTCATACTAAAAGTAAAAAACAACGAGGTGGATTATTGACTGGTGCATTTGATAGTCGCGAGTGGTACGATTATGAGGAAATACTTGATGGAACAAAGGACAAGGTTGGTAATGTTATTGACGAGGTAAAAGCAAAAAAAATCAGAAAAGAATTTCTACATGAAAATTTTGCTTTTTTTACAAGCATAATGGCTCTTGTTGCTACTAAAAATAAATTAGATTATGCACCATTTGGGCCAAATTCGGAAGAATCTAAGAGAAAACAAGATTACAAATTAAGAGCATTGTTTAAGGCATTAAGTGAATTAGATACAACGGCATTCGGTAAAACAGACGATGACATGTACAGGCCGGGCTGGCCATTAGGTGGTCATGGACTAGCTCAACAAAGTGCTTTAGTTTCTAGAACTGTTGGTTCAAAAATTAGTAGAATTCCAAACATAATTCCAAATCGTAAAAATATGGAAAGATTCGGGGAAGCAGTTTCGGAGGCGCCTAGTAAAGCTGCTAATAGGATTCTTGCCATCGACCCATGGGCCGATGGCAAAAGACCATGGTCCGATTAAACAATAAAGAGAACATACCACAAATAAATAACACATTAATATATAGAATGGAAAATATGACTACGTCATTAGTATCAGAATATGAATTTATTAAAGATGCGAATAATGATATAGTATCTGCAGTTTTCCCAATGCGCCGACATTTAATAAAAGAAAATAATAAGCGCATGATTTTAGGAGGAACAATAGAAGGTGGAACTAGTCGTTTTGATGAATTAGGAATACCAGCAGGATTATATTTAGAGCCTACTATTTTCTCACATGATGTTGTTCTCCCGAAATTCAATAAGTTCTCAATAATGGACGACCAATTATTTGATAAATTATTGGGGTCAGTATCTACAGTAAAACCATATTCGGGAACAAGAAAGAAATATTATAAGCCTAAAAACAGTAAGACAAAGAAAGCATAAAGGATTTATATTACACATTTTTGTAATATAAGTTCAGCATTATACACCGCTCAGTTTTATCTACCGCTAAGCTTCATCCTTCGGAATCAAAGAACAATTATAACAGCTTTTTCCATGAAAAAATCTTATGATGGAAAAGGCAAGTAATTATAATCTTCCCCCGAAGGACAGGGAGGGGGTAAGGGGGAACCGGTGGTTCCCCCTATTAAAATTCTGACCAATCATTCTTATTAAAAGAATTCAATACTAGCATTTTATCAGCATTCTCCTTCCAGAATTCCACTTTTCTATCAATAACAGAATCCTTTGGTTTCTTAGGATATATCTTATCATTTAACTGTTTCATACGAGCAAGCTCATCATCGGATGCCTTAGGTTTTTTTCCAAAACAGTTTACACCAAATTTAAGGTAAGGGTTACCGAAAAATCCACCATTAACACCTGGACGACCACAATCATTTTTATTATTGTCTGTTTCTTGCAACGCAGACCATGTTGATTTTTGTGTAGGAAAGAATGCCATTTGATTCGCTGACCAACCATAATTACACCATTCAGCTCCTTTCTTATACGAATCTTCTATCTCGTCATAATTTGCTAATTTAGCACCATACGCCTTGCAAATAGCCTGGGCATCATCATAAGTATATAAGTTATTAGAAATATTAAATACCTCATCTTTTTGCGTGGGCTGAGAGAATGACACATTCCCAACTAGACTAACATTACCATAAGCTTTCACATTACCGGTAGTGCGAGATAGTTCCACAGGTTTTGAAGGAACAGGCGCATAATCAGGTAATTTGTCCCAATTATAATAATTAGAAAGCACATCATATAATGAAGCACCTAATGCGTATTTAAAAAATACAGAAAAAAGTTGAATTATTAAATATAACCACATAGATGTCTCTATTATTGAAACTGTGATGGGCTTATTGTCCCTCTCCATAGGGACTCTAAATACAAAGACAATAGCATAAAAGATTGTAATGGATATCATTTGAACTATAATGGCACCAAATGACGTCATGTCCTTCTTAAAATATTCTGTTGTGTCTTCTGCATATTTTATTTGGTCGTCACTAGATAATCCACCATATCCAAACAATGCGGTTAGAACACATAATAACGCTATAATATCAATAGTTCTACTAATATTTAGCTGATAATTAACAACGGGCTCTGCTTTATTAAAGACAAAACCTAACAAATAATATGCAATGAAATATATTGCTAAAAACCATAAAATCATAATTATATTGGACTTATTAAAAATAGCATAAAAAAATCCTTCAAATGTATTTGGGTCATCATATACATCGTATTGTTTATTTTTGCCTGTTGTCTCAAATTGTTCATTCACATTATAATTAGGAGGTATTAATTGACTATAATCCATAATATATCTATTATATTATACCAAGTTATTTTTTTTACGATAAAATAAACAGTATGCCATTGGAGCAATAATTATTTCTGGGTTATGTACAATGTCTACATTCCTATCGTTGCAATGTAGCCATTGATTCTCTGAATTGCGAACGTATGCTGTATAATGTCCGCCCATTACTCCACCCATATGATTACATACTCCAAATAAATCGTATTTATAAGATTCTTTATTATAACCACGTACATAAGGTGATAAATCTAGATTTTCTAAAGGGAATTTTACTAATGAATTTAGTTTGCGTTGCCCGTCTGGACTAAATCTTTTCAATGTGATAACCAATACTTTTGGAAAGTTAAAAAATGATATTTGTTTCTTAATGTCTTCTTTTCTCTTTGTTTTTTCATTATACCATGCATTATCACCTTCTAAAACCTCGGGTTTAATATAATATTTAAAACAGTCATGTATATCACCTGCTAAGTTACCTCCATCTAATATTGGCAAATCCAATATAAAAAAACTTTCAGGTTTAACGACGTGTTGAACTAAGCCATTTATTGATATAATTTCAGAAACATAAATTCCATAAAACATATCCATAATTTCAGAATATTCCTTTGAATATGTGGTTTTTAACATATTATATGAAGCAATTGCCAACTTATCTACATTATTCTCAGGGTTGCCTGAAACTTTCATATTTACACCTCGGGAAATGCTATTGTGCAAACAATCCATAAAGAACAATAAGAATTCAGACATATCGTTTTGTGCCCAACCCGTAAATATATCACGACCTTTAATGCTGGCAATCTTGTGAACATTATGGACAAACCGATTCGGACTAACAATACCATTTCCGCTCCACATAACCTTACGTAAATCATCCCATTCAATCAATATACTTGCGTCTGGTAGGTCCTCTTTAAACGTGCGTTTATGTTTTTCCGAATCTAAAAAATGGTTTAATTCGTAGGTATGATTTAGAACTTGCATACATGAATTCAAAAAACAGGTATTGCCCAGGTTTTCTAATCCTATCTTCCCTTTGTCTTTGTACTTGGATAAATCCATTTTAATTAATTATTGTTCTATAAGAATATATAGATAATTATCTTTATATTATTCAGATAGATGGATAACACCTTTAACGGTTTTAACGGTTTTAATGGACAAGATGAACTATATAGATTATTACAAGAGTTAACTAGACTCCAAAACAATAACCGAAATAGAAGCAATACGCCAAGAACTAGAACGGGAAGAACCAATGATAATGAAGAAATAATCGCTCTTCTTAGAGAAGTTGTATATTCATACAATACAAACATAAGAGATTATCAAGACAACACGCGAATAATATTGCAAACAATTCATTTATTGGCGAGCAATACAAATTCTACAAATAGAAGAGCTCCGACTAACGAACGTCGTAACGATACCGATTACTATTATTATTATTCTAGAATATTACCATATATAAATCGTGTGAATAGACAAGATACTCCAATTAACACTTTTAATGAAAATGTAATAGTTAGACCAACGAATGAGCAATTTCATTCAGCCACAATTGATTACGATTTTTCAATAGACGATATTGTAAACAATACAAATACACGTTGCCCTATTGTGTTAGAAGACTTTCAGGAAGGCGATCGTGTATGTAAAATAAGACATTGTGGACATACGTTTTATAGAGAACAGATTTATAACTGGTTTCAAGTAAATGTAAGGTGTCCTGTTTGTAGATATGACATTCGTGATTATTCTACAAACAATACACCACAACAAAACGACCAATCATTAACAGATGAAGAATTACAAAATACTCTTCGTAATAGAATATCTAATAGTTTGATGAGCATTATTGACCAATATTATTCTGAAACAGATTTATCTCAAAATCTTACTTTTGATTTTGAATTTCCTGTTGTTTACAACGACGTTTCTGGTAATTATTTACATCTTACACATCTTATATAAATTATGCATTGTCTTATTAGAAATTATAATACATAATTTTGCTGCTGGTTTCTCTTTGGAAGAGACAATCTTAATGAATTTCTTTGAGAGCCTAACTGTCCGCCCATTTGAGAATTTCTGTATGAAGGATTTGCAGAAATGTGTGGTGTAAATACAGGATTAGGACTTATAGAAGGTCTTGGAGTCCTGTTATAAAAATGATGTATATCATCATTTACTGATTGTATTGACTCTTGGTTTTTATTGGAATAGTGAGATGTCCATCTTTCAAATGGGCTTGGTTTAGTTGTCTTGCGGGTTAATATGTAAACACATACACTAATTAATATTATAACTACAACAATGCATGCTATAACAGCAGATATAGTTCCACTTGAAATCCCATTGTTTTTTGATTCAGAAACGCTTTTTGTAGAAGATGAACCCATGTCGGCATTGGTTGGTGACAAAGTAGGTGATATTGCCATGTTAGTTGCGACCAACGATGGAACCAATGTTGGAGATGCCGTTGGAACCAATGTTGGAGATGCTATTGGAACCAAAGTTGGAATCAACGATGGTTGATTTGTTGCTGAAATAGGCAAAGAAACTGAACGTAATAAAGTTGGTGTAGAAGATTTAAGAGCAGTAGGATTAGGTGTTGTCATAGTAAACATTGATAATGTTGGAACGCGTGTTGGTAAGAAACTTGTTGCAGGAACAGGAGCAGTGGAGAAAACAGCCCAACTTATTGGTATCATTGTTGGTGATTGTATGGTTGCTAATATGGGTTTATTTGTAGGAATCATTGTTGGTTGAACGCTTGGTCGTACACTAGGTAGTGTAGTTGGACTAACAGTTGGAACCCTAGTTGGACTAGCACTTGGAATCCTACTTGGTCTCATAGTAGGAACTAAACTAGGATGTACAGTAGGGTCTGAAGTAGGACCTAGACTAGGACGCACAGTAGGTATTTTCGTTGGAGGTACTATTGGTATTCGGGTAGGTCTTGTTGTTCGGACAACTCTTGTCCGAATAGGTATTTGTGTAGGAATCAAGTCATTAATTACGGGAGCATTTTTTTCACGAATAGGTCTTTCACGAAGAGGTCTTTTTGTAAGAAGAGGAATTGTAGTAGGAACAACATCATCACTTAGAGGTGCCCTTGTTTTATTAACACGTCTTTTTCGGAGAGGCATTGTGGTAGGAACTGCGTCATCGCTTACCTGTTTAACAACGGGTCTTGTACGAATTGGTCTTGTAGTAAGGATTGTGTCATCAGTCCCAGAAACAGGATGTTTGCGAAGAGGTTTGGGTGAATTGATTAAATGTGTCCTTCCTGGTTTAACCTTATTACGAATAGATATTGGTTCTGAAGTTGGTTCAGCATTAACAGGATTAATTTGTCTTATAGGTTTTGAAACTCTTTTAAAAGGAACAGGAGCGGGAGCGGGAAATCTGGGAAGTTGTTCAGATGGCGAATCATCAGACACTGGATTAGTTGGTGTATCGTCATTAGAACTTATGGGAGACGACCTAGACCCTCTTAAATTAGTAGGTTGCCTAGCAACATCACCTTTGGTAGGTCGCCTAATAACTCCACCGTTCATTTTTATTTTAACACAATTTGGATTATTTCCGCCCACGTTTTTCTTTAACCAATCTCTACCTTTATTAACTGCTTTGTTAACTACATGTCTAGTAACATTATTAACTTTATCTGCAATACTATCAAATACATTGCTACATTTTGCAGAAACAGGTCTGTTAGATGGTCGTTGGTTTCCTGGTTTGGTCTTTATATGCCTCTTTTTAATATTTCCTGCCTTGGATTTTCCCTTGCCAATGTCTTTTCTTTTTGTTTTACTAGACACTTTTGTCGGTTTAGTCTTGGTAGTTCTTTTTGGTTTTACAGGTGATTTTTTTTTGGTTAAGGGTTGTCTTCGTCGCGCATTCTTATTTGCCTTACTAACATGTTTTATAACCTTGGTCGCACCTTTATTAATAGAACCAAGTTTAGGTTTAATCTTTAGTTTTATTCCACCTTTCTTCTTACCATTGCAAAAATTGCTCAGACCATTCTTTAAACATTGTATTCCCTTTTTTATTGCCAGCTCTTTGGCCTTTGCAGCTGCTGCTGCTTTTAAGCCAGCTATTCCACCAGTTTTAACAATAGCAGCTATCTTTAACCCAACTTTAGCTATTTTTATAATTTTTTTAAACTTTTTAAATCTCTTTAATTCCCTAACATAATGATTTGTGTTGGAAACAATATAGGAACCATTTGATGATTCTAAATATTTTTTGTTTAGTTGTTCTGCGTGGTAAATATATCCATCACCCGGACATAGGTTCCCAGCAGGACAAGGTAAACATAAGTGTGCACCAGTATCTAGTATTCCACAATAGTTTCTAGTTAAACATTTACCAAATGTTAAACCAGAGCATTCTAATTGTGGTGTATAACAGATAGATTGGCCGCAAAACACTATGAACATTAATATTTTAAAGAACATAACTTCTTTCTTAATCTATATATAAAAGCCGACATATTTTTAACTCATTTATTTTGTAAAATACACGTTTAGTCAATATAATTAAAATAGTGGTTTATATATAATAAAATGGACCGCAAGGTTACGGTTTACATTGAGATTGAGAAGGACAGCAATATGAAATATGAAATTAATAAAGAAACAAATACCTTAGAACTTGACCGTGTTCTACCATACCCATACTATTATCCATATAGTTATGGATTTATAGTAAACACATTAGCTTTAGATGGTGATGAATTGGATGCACTTATTATAACAGATAAAAAAATAGAGAAAGATAAAAAATACGACGTCTACATTGTAGGAGTATTAATAATGAGTGATGAGAAAGGTATGGATGAAAAAATCCTATGTGTTTTGGAAGAAGATTATGAAACAATAGATGATTTAAATAGACTACCTGCAGATACACTTGACAATATTCTTTGGTTTTTCCGTAATTACAAATCAAAAACTCCAGGAAAATGGTCGCATGTTAATGGATTCAGAGAAAAAGAGGTAGCTATTCAACTCTATAGACGAGCGAATTTTTTATATGGGTCTGAAATAATGAAACAGTCATTATTGGTATAATATATATACAATATATATATTGTAATGTCTACACGTTACGATATCTTTTTCAGGTTATATAACATTGGTGCTCCAACCAATTTATTAACAAATAGTCCTGCGGAGCCACTTATGAAAAATTTTGCAAGCCCATATACTTATATTAATCCTTTCGCAACAAATGCAAATTTAAACCCTTCGTTCCCACCACAAATGTTCAATGGGTCACAATTACTTAGTTTGTATAATGTAGAATCAGTACCAGTTGCTTCTGGTAAAAAACAGGTTAAAATTGCTATTATTATTGCGTTTACATATCCTGGACTTTTAGCTGATTTAAAAACATATTGGCAAAACAATATTAATTTTGGTCCTAATTCTACACCACCAAAAGTAAATGTTTATACGATGCCTGGTGCAACATTTAATGCTGGTTGGGCACAAGAAGAATGTTTGGATCTCCAAATGGTCTGCACAATGAATCCAAATGCAAATATTTGGGTAGTAGAAGCCAAATCGGATTTAGTTAGTGATCTGATTGCCGCAGTTGATTATGCAACAGGAACATTACAAGCCGATGTGCTTTCTATATCATGGGGTTTAAATGATTCTACTGGTTTTTTATCATATAACAATCGTTTTACAAATACAAATATTTGCTATTGTGCTGCTTCAGGAGATTCAAATAATGCTTCATGGCCTTCTGTTATGTCTAACTGCATATCTGTTGGTGGAACGACTTTACTTTGGACACCCAACATCTCAACTCCTAGAACAGAGTATACATGGAATAGTGCTGGGTGTGGGTACGCAACAAGTGTATTTCAACCTACTTATCAGCAAAATATTATTGGAATTGAGCGCACAATGCGTGCTATCCCAGATGTTAGTATGGTAGCAAACCAAAATACGGGTGTTTATATTGTATACAAAGGAACATGGTATTCATTTGGCGGGACATCAGTTGCAGCACCATTGTTTGCTGGCATTTTATCTTTAGCTAATCAACAACGGTTCAATGCAGGGAAGGGTGCATTGACTACTGTATATTCAAAGACCCCTAACGTTTCAGTTCCAGCGTCTTATGTGCCTCCACCAAATAACGTTCAACAATATTTATATAAGACAATATATCCCTCAAGTAAATATGCCAATGATTTCTATGATGTTGCGATAGGCTCAAACAAGGGGTCTGTTGCTGGAAATTCAAACGTTTTAACAACCTATAATGCTGGTGCAAAATACGATTTAACAACAGGGTTAGGTTCTCCTAACTGCAAAAATTTATGCAATGATTTATTGAGTTTATAGAACATTGTAATTCTTCAATATTTAGATAAACACTGTTGAAAAATTTATTTATTAAAAATATATAAAGAATGTTAAAGTATATATTTTTATTTATTGTATTGTTGTTTATTTTATTTTTAATATTAAATTATGGAAGAATTAAAACAGTAATTGAGAAACAGGGTTTAGCAGATATAAATTCAGAATATATACCGCCAAAAATAGTACCCAATATAATAACTGAGAAACAAAATAGGGACATATTACAATTTGCAAGTACTAGATTTTCACCAAGCGTTGTTGGTGGTGGATTGAAAAATGTAGTGGACGGCGTAGTACGTAAAAGTCAAACAGCATGGATGCCAAAGGAAAATCCAGTTATCAAAGATTTAATACAAAGCATTTGTAATGAACAAAATTTAAAATTTGAGAACTGTGAAGATATGCAAATTGTGAAATATGAGAAAGATAATTTTTATAAAGAACATCATGATAGTTTTCCTTTTTATGACCCCGATTTTCTTTCTCAAGGAGGACATCGTGTTTTAACAACACTAATTTATCTGAATGAAGATTTTGAAGGAGGGGAAACATGGTTTCCACATTTAAATCTAAGTGTAAAACCAAAACGTAATACCGCAGTAGTTTTTCATCCATTGGATAAATCAAACATGTGTTGTCATCCAAAAGCATTACACGGAGGGAATCCAGTAAAATCTGGTATTAAATACATATGTAATATTTGGGTTAGAGAAGCACCATATCAATACGAAGTAAATCAATTGAGTTATGATTATTTATTTAATAGTACATTATTATATTTATACAGAAGTATAATAAACAAATAATAAATATATCTATTATTATGAGCGATAATACATATACTTACAATACGCATTTTGGTAAAATAACGCTTTATCAGAACGAGCTTTTTATAGGAACATCGTTTCGTGAAAACGAATATTGGGATGAAGATACATTGTGGAAATTGAAAGATTATATAGACCCTAATCGCAATATTTTAGAAATTGGTGGACATTGTGGAACAAGCACAGTTGTTTATGCATCCTTTCTCAATCCTGGTCAAAAAATTCAGGTTTATGAACCACAGAAGAATTTATACAAGCTATTGGTTCAAAATATTAATCAGAATGGGTTACAAGATAAAATTGTACCACATAATAAGGGGGTGTTTTGTTATGACGGAATAGGAAATATGAATGATATTGATCTTGATGGTTGGGGTGGTAATGTTCAAAAACGTTATGAAGAAGAGATAGAACAGGGATGTAATTTTGGTGGAATAGGACTTGGAAAAAACGGAGAAACTATACAATTAACTACAATTGATAGCATGAACCTAGAAAATATTGGTTTCATACACTGTGATGCACAGGGTTCAGAAAATTTTATATTTTCAAAGGGACTGGAAATGATTCGTAAATGCCGACCTGTTATTTATTATGAAAATATGCAATTTGAGAAAGGTATTGCTGCTAAAATTATGTTTAAAAACATTTGTGAACAATATCCTGAGTATCATGAAGAAAGTAAATTTGATATTAAAACATATTGCATGGAAGAACTTGGTTATTCAGAATGCATTGATAGATTTAATGATGGAATTGACTGTTTATTGATACCATAATAATTTTATTACAAATAAATAAAATTATTGTTTAACGTCCAACCTCAGTAATCTTTAACCATGTTGATTTATCACTATCAATATCTAATGGATCATTAGCTTGGTTAACAATTCTTAAAGAAATAGTAATAGTTGTTAAAGCTGAATTTGTGTATGTTCCAGAAATTGGTAACAAAGTACCACTTCTTGTACCACCACCAGGCTGATTAATCCAATATTGATAACTTCGCCCAACCATTGTATTGTCAACATATAAATAACCAGTAAAGCTATCACCATTGAATCCCTGTGTTGAATACACAGAGTTAAAATCAATTATAATGTTTGATTGTAAAGAAAGCGGAGTATAATTATATTCGAATACTACTTGCTCACCCGCACCAGTAAGGACTTTAAACTGTGGATTATTAACACTAGTCATGTAAGGCACTTGGGTATTGCCTAAAATTGCTAAGTTAATTATTTGTCCAGGTAAGAAAGTTTTGGCAAGAACATATCCGTCCACATTGACATTACCACCTACTTTCACATCTCCATCAACTCTTTCATCACCATCTACTGTAAAATCGCCTTTAATTCCACCATTACCAGAAACAACTAGGTTTCTGTAAACATATAAATCATAATTACGCATAACTGGTGTAGCAAACTCAGCTAAACGATTATTCATTTGGGTAATTCTGTTAGTTACCCTTCTGCTAACAAGACCATGCATTGACATTGACATTATAAAAAAATGTGTATATTAGAACCTTATATTTTATTTCTTGCTAAAGAATGAGGTAATCTGTTGAATATTATTCTTCTCATTATAAATCTTCTCCAAGACCTTATCAAACAAGAGTGCTTTTACTTTTGCCGCACAGAACTTCTCCTTCTTCTTCATAAATATCTCTAAATCTGGGAAGTCTTCTTCTAGTTTTTCTATCTGTTTCTTGTATTCTTTGATAGCAGAATGCTTACCCAATACCTTCCATATCTTCTCTACATCTAGTCCAAACAACTGTAATAGCGGCTTCATAATCTGATTCGTAATGTAGTGATTATAATCAATCGGCAGCTTGTTTTCTATAATAAACTCAGGTGTCTCCATTTTCTCACCTTGCAATGCCTTCCTATCATCATTCACAATAAATACGAATTTAATACGGTCACCTGATTTCGGCTTATTACCAGGGTCTCTCTTACCAATTCGCTCAGCCAATACATTGTGACCAATGGAATCGGGGTTCTTATAATCACTACGAAGAGCCTTAGTAATTGCTAATTTATCCATGCTTACTTTACCAGCAATCAAGTTATTCAGACTCGTATCTAAAAATTTGATTGCGGCACCCATGTCAGTGCTTTTCATCAGGATATCCAACACACCACCATAAATATCCTTCATTAAATCGCACGAATCACGACGTTTTAAAGGAAGTCCCATAAACTTAAGCTTGCCCTTATTCGGGTCTTCTTCATAGAGTATACCAACATAACGCTTCTTAGAAAGCAGGAAGAACGGCCAAAGTGTCTTCTCATAAGCTAGTTCCATAGGTGCTTTCAACCATTGACTGCATAATTTGGCAGCATCTTGTGCTATCTCAATTGTCATCTCTAGAGCTTGCTTTCCAATAATTTTCTCACCAGTTTCAGAGTTCTCTAGATTAAACGTAAAGAACACGGAATCTGTGTCACCATAAATGTACTCGGCCCTAGTTCTAACAGGACCAGCGCATTGGGTATTGTAAACCATATTACCATAAACCTCCTCAATAATACGTTTCGCATAGGTAATCATCATACGACCTGTTGCTGTTGTTGACGCAGCAACATTCTTCTCATAAAAGGCGGATGTTCTAGAACCACACTGTCCATAAAGTGAGTTCGCAGTAACCTTATAAGCTAGCTGACGCTTATCCAAGATATTTTGCATAAAGGGGTCCTTTATGGTCTTAATAAGTTTACGCGTATCAGAACGAGCTTTCAGTAGCTCCTCCAAAATAGCAGGCAGAATAGACTTTTTATTATCAGGAAGCTGTGCCCATCTGCAGACAAACTTACCCACTTTTGTCTTTTTAGCTACTGCGCTTCCAATCTTGATGTACTTGAAATTGTCATATTCAACATCAATATATCCATATTCGGGCAGATTATCATAAATAAATTTACCAGCAGCATTCTTTTCACCCTTTTCCCGAACGAGCTTTCCTTCCAAGTCATACTCCTTGGTCCATACCAAACTATCGTGTGAATAATTTTGACTGATCATAGCAGATGGATAAAGTGATGAATAATCAACGCAAGCTACGGGTTTATCAATGTACATTCCACATTTGGGGGGCAATACAATTGCACCCTCATATCGGTCAAAATCATTGGACTTTTCCAAATCAGGCATAAGTGTGTTGTTTTCACGGCATTTCTTAGCGACGAAACTCATCAACTTAACACCTTGACCACGGAAGATAAGGAAGTTAATCGGAACACAACAAATACTAGCCATCTCAGAATAACCAGTAATAGAATCTATTTTGTTTATCAGGTGATGAACGAGGTTACAATCCTGAATACAGTATTTTGCAACAATAGCTCTATCTGAAGAAGAGCCGTTGGCAAGTCGGAAGATATCCTTAGGTGACACATCATCCTTTGCCATAGTCCATTTGATAGATTTACCCTTTTCAAAGTCTTCGTGACCCTGGATAACCAATACATTATATTTATTAGTTTTCTCTTGGCCCTTTACCATTTCAACAACTTCTCTATCTCGTTGAATGTCCAAAACACGGAACTTCTTTCCTTTCTTGTGGTATTCTGAAGTATACCCTGTAATCTCAATGTGAATGAAATCGTTGGTATTGATTCCCATCAAATTTTGACTATAAAGCTCAGTTACTTCACCGAACCGCTCGTGGACTACGTGTTCACTGCGCTTAATATCGTCGCTAATAAACAACCCCGCCACATCATCTAGTTTATAAGACGATAGAATAAACTCACGTCTGAAACTGGCAAGCATATCTATCTGTAAACGTCCAGTCATTTTAAAATACCTTAAATTATATTCACCACTCGCAATAGCAATCTTTGTTGTTTCAATATCATATTTTCCTGGCGAATCTTTTATTGGTTTGGCAGCTAGCTCACCAATCTTCCTAGATAGTTGCATAAAATCATGCACACATTCATTCTCTTCAGCACGTCTGAACAAGAATTCATAATCAAAACCAAATATATTATAACCAATAACAATATCTGGATTCTCTTTTTGCATCAACTCTGTCCATCGTAACAGTAGTGTTTTCTCATCATTAACCGGTTCAATAACAGCACCTTCTACTGGGTCACATGAGCCAAGAACTATACAATGATTTAAATAGGGTTCTAACTCACCATATCGCATAAATGTTGAACCAATAAATGTTACCTTATCACCTTCTAATCTAGGAAACAGACGTGTTAGCACATCGTTTGTAATTTGGATTTTTTCATCTCTGGCTAATCGGTTCGGGTCATCTTTGTTTGTTGAGAAATTCATCAATACATCAAGAATCTTTTCATTCGCTACCTTCTTAGGCTTCTTATAATTAAAAGCCGATTTGCGAGCATTGTCTTCATCATCGGAACCAGCATCTTCATCTTGTACCATGAGAATCTCATCTGACGCATTTTCACTAACCTGATTTTGCGCTTCGTTCATATTCTCAAACATATCATCAATCCTGAGCAACATAGTATTGTCTTCCTCTGTATTTGCCTTTTTCGCATTCTCAATGGTTTCATCCATAAGAATCTTCATAAGATGCTTTACACGCTCTTTGGAAGGCATGATTTTAGGATAAACAATATCTATGTCTTGGAATTTATCATATCCAAATGCTGTTAAGATAATCTTTTCTAACATTACCTTTGCTTGACCTGCATCATTGACAAACTGTGCACGTTTTGTAAATGTATCCACAATGTTTGTTGAAAGACGTTTATATGTCTTTACGGGAACAGGAAAGTCACCGTGACTACTGCTCATCTCACCATCAAAACTACAGATTTTAAATGGAACACGGTCTATTTTGGTTGGCTCTGGAGTGATTTCTTTAAGAGGACATATATATTCAAAATTGCAAGTTGTTGTTTGCATAGGCGGGCGAAGTACTTTGTTCAGATAAAACGAAATCCATCCACTAGGACTTACATTATGAACATGGAAGTACCGAAGTAGAGGAGGAATGTTACCAGACTCATACAGTTCTAAAGAAACACCTTGAAACATAAACTTTATTTTCTTACGCTCTTGAATCGTGGGGTCCGTTTTATTTGGAACGTAAGTATACCACAAGTTTTTTACACGATTCATTACTTCCGTGTTTTTGAAGGTAAGCTGAACAAATTTATCTTTTTTCCCAGCAGTAAAACCATAGAGCTTGTTGTATTCTACGAGTTCATAGGAAACAATAGAATCTGCATACTTTTTATCTAGCTTGCCTTGGATCTCACGAACCAGAGCGCCTGCGTCAGATTGTGTCCATTTTTCCCCAACACGAATAAAGAAGAATGGTTGGAAATCCTTAATATAGATACAACATGTCTCTCCAGATTCATTCACACCGAACATCTGAATAACAAATACCTTATCATCTTTGCGCTTTTTAAACTTACCTGGCTCACTATCCGAACCAGAACCAGAATCTTCTGATACTACAACTTCATCATATGAATTGAAGTCAAACAAACGAAAATACTTTTTCACCATAGGCTTAGGTTTTTTAATAAGTTGCTTTGTGCTGTTCATTTTAAGTATATGTCTTATTACGTTTATTAGGTTTGATTTAAATAATTAAGCTGATTATTTAAATCAATTTTTT